GCAACCAACTGGCTCAAAGAGAAACTGGAATCGACTATCGCTGGTGATGATGAGTTGTCTGTTAGGACTGAACTTGTTGGTGGGGTTGGCAAATATGGGCGTCTTCTTGGCTGGTTATACATTGGGGACGAGTCTGTGTCCCTCAACGAGCAAATGATTGAAGAAGGTTACGCTCATGCATATGATGGCGGCACCAAAGATATGAATCTAGAGAAACTCAAAGAGATTAGGAGGGCGCACGGCACGTTGGTGGAGTAATGGATATTGTTAAATATGATCAGGTGATGGTCATTGACGATCTCTTCACAGATGATGAGATCCTTTATATGGATACATACTTCACCCACTTTGACGGATGGCAACTTATCTTTGATAACGCGCCAGACGATACCTTATCCACTTATTCCCTAGGCAGAGCGATTGACTATCCTAACTATGGGGAGTTTGATCACTTCTGTATTAACCATGCATTTTCCCGCGCTGGGATTCCCATTCCTTCATTTCACCGAGTCGTTTATAATGCTTTCCGTCTTGGTGATAGTCCTTCTGTCCACTGTGACGGGGAAGAATTAGATGCGCTCAGTTTCCTTGTCTATACTAATAAGGCATGGATCCCTGAGTGGGGTGGAGAAACCATCTTCATGAATGGTGACAGGATTACAGATACAGTCATTCCTAAACCAGGAAGGATTGTAGTATTCCCAGGATTAGTCCCACACAGTGGGAGAGCACCAACGAAACATTGCCCCGCCGCTGCTAGATATAGTGCAGTCTTTCAATTCTGTCCAGGACAGGAGGATGCTGTGCTAGCACACGCAGCAGGTCAGGAGAAAAATAGGAGACCATTCCCGTATGAGCCAAAATGAGATCTATCTAGGTAATCCTAACCTAAAGAGGGCTAACGTAGCACAGAGCTTCACTGATGAGCAGGTGGCAGAGTTTATCAAGTGCTCTAAGGATCCTGTCTACTTCATTAAAAACTACATCCAAATCATCTCACTGGACCGTGGTTTGATTCCATTTGAGTTGTACGACTTCCAGGAGTCGATGGTTGAAAGATTCCATGCGAATAGATTTAATATTGCAAAACTACCACGACAGTCTGGTAAGTCAACGGTTGTTACTGCATATCTGCTGTGGTATATCATTTTCAATGACAATGTTAACGTAGCAATCCTTGCTAACAAGGCAGCTACGGCACGAGAGATGTTACAACGTTTGCAACTATCCTATGAAAACCTCCCAAACTGGCTCCAACAAGGTGTCGTCAACTGGAACAGGGGCAGTCTCGAATTGGAAAACGGAAGCAAGATTATGGCTGCTTCTACTTCAGCTTCTGCCGTCCGTGGTATGTCTTTTAACATCATATTTCTGGATGAATTCGCCTTTATACCAACGCATATTGCTGACGAGTTTTTCAGCTCTGTGTATCCTACTATTAGTTCTGGTAAATCTACCAAAGTAATCATCATCTCCACGCCCAAGGGGATGAATATGTTTTACAAACTCTGGCATGATGCAGAGAAGGGCAAGAATGAATACACTACTACAGAAGTCCACTGGTCTGAGGTGCCTGGTAGGGATGCTGCATGGAAAGAGCAGACCATTCGCAACACGTCTGAAGAGCAGTTTAACCAGGAATTTGAATGTGAATTTCTGGGATCGGTTAACACCCTCATTACATCATCTAAACTAAAAACTTTGGTATACGATGATCCTTTGAAGTCCAATCAAGGACTAGATGTGTATGAAGATCCAATACCCGATCATACTTATGTATGCACGGTGGACGTTGCTCGTGGTATAACTAAAGATTACTCAGCATTCTGTGTATTTGATACCACTTCAATCCCATATAGGTTAGTAGCGAAGTATAGAAACAATAAAATTAAACCATTACTCTTCCCCAACATCATTCATCAGGTAGTGACGAGTTATAATCATGCCTTTACCTTGATTGAGGTTAATGATATTGGTGGACAGGTAGCAGATATCATGCAGTTTGATCTGGAGTATGATAATCTCCTGATGTCATCCATGCGTGGACGTGCTGGGCAGGTTGTAGGTCAGGGATTCTCTGGGTCTAAGGTGCAACTAGGTGTCAAGATGTCTACCACAGTCAAGAAGACTGGGTGTGCAAACATGAAACAGTTGATTGAGGATGACAAACTCGTCTTTAATGACTATGATATCATTGCTGAGTTAACTACATTCATCCAGAAGGGACAGGCATGGGAAGCCGAAGAAGGATGTAATGATGACCTCTCTATGTGTCTGGTCATATTCTCTTGGTTAGCGACCTCAGACTACTTCAGAGAGCTGCATGACAACGATGTCAGGACGCGAATGTATCTGGAGCAGAAGGAAGCAATCGAAGCAGACATGGCACCGTTTGGATTTATGGATGATGGTCTTGAAGAAGAAGTCACCGTAGATCCACAAGGACAGACATGGCATAATGCAGAAAGAGATTCTATTGCTGAGTATGGCGACATGTCGTATATGTGGGATTACCAATGAGTAGTGAATTTGATTACGTTGAAGCACCCACAGAAGGTGAGGTTGATAGGTGGGGGTTTACTATTAAACCATCTATCAGCGATGAAGAATGCATTCTCCGTTGTATAAAGAATGCACCTGAAGGGTGTGATAAAAAACAAGTTGCCAGACTGGTGCAGGAATGGACTTTGAAAGTGACCTAGAGTTAGAAGAGTTTCTATTTGTAGATAGGCAGTGTCGTAAATGTCTTCGCACCCTGTCACTGGTAGATCATTTCTATAAGACTAGACCTGATAGAGGTAAGAATGTTTCAGCGTATTCATACACCTGTAAGCAGTGTCAAGTAAAGCGTAATGCTGCTAACAGGAAGAAGAAAAAGACGTGGATTACTGAGTATCCTGACTGGTGATTTCGTCTTGTTTACCCTCTGAAAAACACCGTTATTCTAAATAGTTTCAGCATCCGACTAGGAATCTAATCAGGAGAATCTAATGGCATCAACACAACTTTCACCAGGGGTTGTTGTACTTGAAAGAGATCTGACCTCCGTAGCCAACGCAACAGTTGATAATGTTGCTGCTATTGTGGGATCCTTTGAAAAGGGACCCGTTGAGGCAATGACCCAGATCACCAGCGAGCGCGAGCTCCTGTCGATCTTTGGGCGTCCAAACGAGTATAACTACGAGTACTGGTTTACTGCAGCACAATTTTTGCTGTATGGCGGCACCTTGAAGGTGGTCCGTGCGATGAATGCATCGCTTAAGAACGCAATCGATACTGCACAGTTTATCGTTGCAACTTTCAGCAGCACAGATACGACACTTACTGTTGCAGCAGCAACTGACTTCGACGTTAACGATTTGCTCCTTGTGGACGCAGAATTGTTGGTTGTCCAGGCAGTCTCTGGTAACGACATTACCGTGCTTCGCGGTCAACTTGCAACATCCGCTGCATCTCACGCTGCCGCTGCTCCAATCACTTTGATTGAGCCTGCAGGCACCAGCTCCACTATCAATGAGGGATCGACCTTCACTGATGCAGACACGACTTTGACCGTGACCTCAGCAACCACCCTTGGTGGCGGCACCAACTCTTATATTAGAGTTGACGACGAGATCATGCAGATCACTGGTGTTTCTGGCGACAACCTTAACGTTACTCGCGGTCTTCTCGGCACCACTGCTTCGGCACACACCGATGGATCTACTGTCGCTCTGCAGCTGGTTACAGCACAGAAGACTGAGATCAACGAAACAACTGCAACTGGTATCACTGCTCCTCTTGTCAAGAATGACGACGAGTATGAGACCAACGTTGAAAACGCAGCAAACAACTGGAAGTGGGCAGCAAAATCTGCTGGTCTCCATGGTAACTCACTCCGCGTGGTGATCACCGACGCTGGTGCTGATCAGGTCCTGTCTTTGGCACAACCTACTAGCACTGAGTGGCAATTCACTAACGGTGCTGAGGTTGCATACTCTGCAGCAAACATCTACGGTAAAGTCTACGACTACGCTACTATCGTAACTGTTGTTGATGACGGCACTCTGATTGGATCCTTCGAGAAGGACAACTACATCACTGCTGTTAGTGGTGGTGTTACTGGTCGCGTCGTTGCTTACGATCCTGAAGTCCGTCACCTGGAAATCGCTATCGATACTTCCTCCGCTGACGTGCTGGAAGTCGGTGACACGATCTCCGAATTGGCAAACAACAGCAACAGTCCTGGCAGTGCAACTGGCGATGCTGGCACGGTTGAGTCAATCCGTCGTGAGTTGAGAGTTTCTCTCAATCCTGGATCTCCTATCTTCCAAGCAAACCAGAATGTTGCTGATGCAAACGCCAGCAATGTGTTGATTGCCGCAGTCGAAAATGACTACGACACCCGCCTTTATGGGGTAAACCAGAGATGGGCAAACATTGCTCCTCGTCCTACTACATCCGCATATGTGGAAGATAGAGGTGGTTATAACGACCTGATGCACATCCTGGTGCTTGATGGCGACGGCAAACTGACTGGCACACCTGGCGCTCTCCTTGAGAAGCACCTCAACGTGTCCAAGGCAAGTGATGCTAAGTCTCCTCAGGGTGATAACATCTACTACAAGAATGTTATTAAGCAATTCTCGCAATTCCTGTATTGGGGATCGCATGAAGTTAATAACATCTATGATCGCGACACCAACACTACGGGTAGTTTCGGTCTGAGTGGTGTTAATAGAGAGTTTGACTTGATTAAGTCTGACAACTCCCTCAACAACCTCGATGACCCAACTGGTCTCAACCCCCTTGCCGTGCCTTTGGTTGGCACAAAGGGTCGCGCAACTCTGCGTTACTCCCTCCAAGGTGGCGTTGATGGTTACACCATCTCACGTCCTAACATCTTGGGTGCATACAGTCTCTTCAACGATGCTGAAACGGTCCAACTGGATTACGTCCTGATGGGTCCTAGCATGAATAGTTTGAATGATACTATTGCTAAGGCGCAACACATCATCGGCATTGCAGATGCCCGTAAGGATTGTATCGCTTTCATCTCACCATTTAGAGGTGACATTGTTGGACAATCTTCCACACCTCAAATCGTGACCCGCACGGTTGAGTATTTCGATCAACTTGGATCTTCCTCGTATACTGTCTTCGATAACAACTACAAGTATATCTACGACAAGTATAACGATGTCTATCGTTACATTCCTTGTAACGGCGACATGGCAGGTCTGGTCCTGAGCACCACTCTTAATCAAGAGCCCTGGTTCTCACCTGCAGGTTTCAACCGTGGTAACCTGAGAAACAGCATCAAACTTGCTTATTCTCCTTTGAAGGATCACAGAGATCTGCTTTATGCAGCAAGAGTTAACCCCATCGTCGCATTCCCTGGTCAGGGTATGGTCCTCTTCGGAGACAAGACTGCACTGGGTTATCAATCTGCATTCGACAGAATCAACGTCCGCCGTCTCTTCCTCGTTATCGAAGAAGCAATCAGTGACGCTGCTAAGACTCAACTCTTTGAATTGAATGATGAGTTTACTCGCCAACAATTCAAGAACATCGTTGAGCCTTTCCTGAGATCTGTCCAATCACGTCGTGGTATTGTTGACTTCTTGGTTGTCTGTGATGGCACCAACAACCCTGCAGAAGCAATTGACCGTGGTGAATTCTACGCTGAGATCTTTGTGAAACCCACAAGATCCATCAACTTCATCACCTTGACCTTCACGGCAACAAGGACTGGCGCAAGCTTCACAGAGCTCGTCTCCTGATCATCTAACCATCTAAACCCCATTACATAACAATCGGAGTATCAACCTAATGGCTGACAAATACCCAGGGCAGACAGAAGGCAAGACGGTCAACGCACCAATCCTTGACTTCAGAAACAGAATCGGGGACCTAGCCCGCCCCAACCTTTTCCAAGTGGAAATTGGTTTCCCAGGCATCGTAGATGAAGGCACCCCAGCATCGGGTGCCACACCTGGATCACAAGAAAAGCGTCAGCAGGAATCTGCTGGTGCTTCCCAGGCAGGATCTTCTGCCTCTTCTGGATCTCTTGCCACCTTCCTTGTGAAGGCAGCAAACATTCCCGCTTCTACAGTGGGTGTGATCGAGGTTCCTTACAGAGGTAGGACACTCAAGATCGCTGGTGACAGAACCTTCGAGCCATGGACAGTTACTGTCCTTAACGACAAAGGATTCGCACTGCGCTCCAAGTTTGAAGAGTGGTCTACTAAGATCCAAAACCTTCAGCAAAACCTGCAAACTCCTCGCACCATTGGCGAATATCAGTCTAGCGCACTTGTGCGTCAGTATGATCGTCAAGGCGGCGTGGTCAGATCGTATCAGTTTGTTGGCATCTGGCCTTCAAACATCAGTGCAATTGACCTTGCATGGGATAGCAACGATACTCCTGAAGAGTATACTGTTGAATTCCAGGTCCAGTACTGGACATACGCCAACGATAACAACGCTGGTAATTCTGTTGATGCGTGATTTAATCACGTATAAATAATTGATAATGTATAGGGACAGTTGAATGTCACAACTATTTGGTTATTCCCTAGATCGAAAGAAAGGTAAGGGCTCTGCGAAGGGTCCTTCTTTCGTGCATAAAGACAATGACGATGCCGCGCAACCCATTGCGGCGGGTGGACATTTTGGTCAATATGTAGATCTGGGAGACTCGGCAAACAAGTCGAGCGATGTCGATCTTATTGGTCGGTATCGTGGAATGTCTTTGCATCCTGAAGCGGACGCAGCAATTAATGACATTGTGAATGAGGCAATCGCTGGAGATCTTGACGATCACCCTGTTGATATTGAGCTTTCAAATCTTAAAGTGTCTGATGCAATGAAGACACGCATCCGCGAGGAGTTTGAGAATGTTCTCAGTCTCCTCGATTTTGATAGAAAGGCATATGACATCTTCCGTAGATGGTATATCGATGGTCGCCTCTTCTACCATAAGATGATTAACCCTGATAATCCACAGCTAGGGATTACAGAGTTGAGGTATATTGATCCTCGCAAAATCAAGAAAGTTATCGAGTATGATAAACCCAAGGATCGCATTTCACCTGCAGATCCACAGGTTAACGTGTTGATTCCTAAGGCAACTGAGTATTATATTTACGCTCCTAAGGGTCTACGCGGTTACGAAAACAATGGAATCAAGATTGCACCTGATGCAATTTGCTATGCTCACTCAGGGCAACTTGATATGCAGCGCAACACTGTGCTGTCACACCTCCATAAAGCAATTAAAGCACTCAATCAACTGAGAATGATTGAGGATTCGCTGGTTATCTATCGTCTCTCTCGCGCACCCGAGCGTCGTATTTTCTATATCGACGTGGGTAATTTGCCTAAGCAAAAGGCAGAGCAATACCTCAGAGAGGTGATGTCTCGCTATAGAAACAAGTTGGTATACAATGCTGACACTGGTGAGATTCGTGATGACAAGAAATTCATGTCTATGCTGGAAGATTTCTGGCTGCCAAGACGTGAAGGTGGACGCGGCACTGAGATCACCACACTCCCAGGTGGACAAAACCTAGGTGAGTTGGAGGATGTCAAGTATTTCCAGAAGAAACTCTACAGGTCACTCAACGTACCTGAGTCACGTCTGGAATCTGACTCTTCTTTCAATGTCGGTAGGTCTGCAGAGATCACCCGTGACGAAGTTAAATTCCAAAAATTCGTCGTTAGACTCCGCAAGAAGTTTGGTGATCTGTTTAATGATCTGCTCAAGACTCAACTTATTCTGAAAGGTGTCTTCACACCTGAAGAGTGGGATGAAGCTAAAGAGCATATCCAATACGATTTCATTGCTGACAACTACTTCTCCGAGCTGAAAGAGCAGGAGATCATGAATGCACGCATGGCACTGCTGCAGCAGATGGACCCATTCGTGGGTAAATACTTCTCGCTGGAGTATATGCGTCGTCAGATCCTGAAGCAACCCGATAACCTGTTTAAGGAGATCGATAAGGAGATGGAGAAAGAGATCGCTGACGGTAAAGTCATTGACCCAATGACAATGCCACAAATGGAAGTCGAGCAAATGGCAATGTCCATGCAACCTGAGCCAGTTGATCCTCAGCAACAAGCTATGGATCAATACGCGCAGCAGGGAATCGATCCTGCGGATCGTAAAAAAGGAGATTTCTAAATAGTATTACTGAATTCTAAATATTATGCCAACACAATCCGCGCTTGAGATCGTCAATGCATTGTTTGCAGGTCAAAAAGATCTGTCAGACTATGTAGATTCTGCTATGAAAGTAGTAGCGGTTGATCAAATTGACGCCAAGAAGCAAGAAGTCGGATCCTCAATGTTTAAGGAACCCGACGAAACACCTGAAGTCGAAGCATCTGCAGAGACTGAGGTAACTGATACCCCACCAGAGGAAACGACAGATGAGACTGATCAGAGAGGAGATTGAATCCGCTAAGGTAACAATCACCGAAGGTAAGGATGGCAAGAAGCGCCACTTTATCGAAGGTGTTTTCCTGCAGGGTGAGATCAAAAACAGAAATGGTCGCATGTATCGCGCCGAAACTTTGCAACGTGAAGTTGCTAAATACAACGAGCAATACATCACCAAAGGTCGCGCACTAGGTGAGTTGGGTCATCCTGATGGTCCTACTATTAACCTTGACCGCGTGTCTCATCTAATCACTTCTCTGCAAAGAGAGGGTAACAACTTCGTAGGTAAGGCAAGACTTCTCGATACCCCCATGGGTAACATCGCTAGAAATCTTCTTGACGAAGGTGTAAAACTAGGTGTATCTTCTAGAGGTCTTGGATCTATCAAGGAAGAAGGTGGTATTAAAGTTGTCGCTGATGACTTTATGCTTGCCACTGCTGCGGATATCGTAGCAGATCCTTCTGCCCCTGACGCTTTCGTCAATGGCATCATGGAAGGAAAAGAGTGGGTCTATGCTGGAGGCGCAATCCAAGAGCAAAGAATCGACCAGATTAAACAGAGAATTGACAACGCCCACCGTTCTCAGTTGGATGAGTTGAAACTTTCCGCGTTTCACTCCTTCATCAAAAATCTTTAATCTATAAATAACTATAGCAAATATCGCACGTTTGTAAACCAGGAGACAAAATGTCACAAGAGATTGAAACAACTCTGGATGAATCGAGTGTAACCGCTGGCGCAAAACCTGCCGAACCACAGCCCAAACTGGGCGCTGACGGTAGTAGTCTCGCTGGAGTACAAGATCTCGGTGGTCCAACGCCACAGAATAGCAAACCCACGGATGACAGCAATAAGTATAAGACTGTTGCTGGTGGAAATGCTGCTGCACCCACAACAAAACCCTCTGACGCCTCTGGCGCTAAAGCAGAATTTGCTGCTAAGGGTGATGTGAAGGCAGGTCACGAGCCCGAGGGCGATGTGATTGCTGAAGAGCCTCAGGAGACCGTGATCGAAGTCGATCTGTCTGCTGATGTTGCTGCTCTCACCGAAGGTGAAGAGTTGACTGAAGAATTCAAAGAGAAAGCAAAGACTATCTTTGAAGCAGCAGTCGTATCACGCATCAACGAAGAGTTGGAGCGTATGCACGAGGACTATGCTAAAGTCCTTGAAGAAGAAATTGAGTCTGTTAAGTCCGACCTCGCAGAAAAAGTCGATGAGTATCTGACTTATGCGGTTGGTCAATGGATGACTAAGAATGAGCTCGCCATTGAGCAGGGTATCAAAACCGAAATGGCAGAGTCCATGCTTGCAGGTCTCAAGCAAGTTTTCGTGGAGAACTACATTGATCTCCCCGAAGAAAAAGTTGATGTTGTAGAAGAAATTCAGACACAACTCGATGTAATGGAAACAAAACTCAACGAGTCTATTGAAGAAAATGTCGAGCTCTCTAAGAGCGTCGGCACCTATATCAAGAATGGGATTGTGACAGAGATCGCTGAGGGACTTTCGCTCTCGCAACGCGAGAAGCTTGTCTCCCTGGCGGAAGCTGTTGAGTTTGAAAATGAAGAGTCTTTCCGTGTGAAGGTCTCTACCCTCCGTGAATCGTACTTCTCTACTAAGCCTGAAGTGACTACTGTCACCGAAGATGTCGAAGTTGAGAACGGTCCTATCGGTGACGCTATGGCAGCATATGCCCAAGCGATCTCCCGTTGGAACAAGTAATAACCCTTTCATTTAACCTAAGAGTCTAAAATGTTTAACGCAGAATCACTCCAGGAAAAGTGGAACCCCATTCTTGAGCACAATGAGCTCGATCCTATTAAGGATACCTACAGAAAGGCGGTTACCTCAGTCCTCCTGGAAAACCAAGAAAAATTCCTCAAGGAAGAGCGCGGTCTGGTAACAGAAGCAGCTCCTACTAACAGCCTCGGTGGCACTGGCTACTCAGGTAGCAGCACCGCTACTGGTCCTGTTGCAGGTTTCGACCCTGTGCTGATCTCTCTGATCAGACGCTCCATGCCTAAGCTTATTGCTTATGACATCTGCGGCGTGCAGCCAATGACTGGTCCTACTGGACTGATCTTTGCAATGCGCTCCACAACGGGCACCAACAGAGACATCGCTAACAGCGGCGTTGAGACTTTCTTCAACGAAGTTAACTCCGAGCATTCTTCCGAGAATAGTGCAAACGGTCTTGCATCTAACACTCAGACTGGATCTAATCCTGGTCTGCTTGCTGATGGTGCTGGTCAGTACACGATCGGCGGTCAGGGCATGACCACTGCTCAGTCTGAAGCACTGGGTGATGGCGCATCTAACCACTTCAACGAAATGGGCTTCTCGATCGAGAAGGTCACCGTTACTGCGAAGTCAAGAGCTCTGAAAGCAGAATACAGTCTTGAGCTTGCTCAGGACCTTAAGGCAGTCCATGGTCTGGACGCCGAAAGCGAGCTTGCAAACATCCTCAGCACTGAAGTGCTGGCAGAGATCAACCGTGAGGTTGTCCGTACTGTTTACAAGATCGCTCGTCCTGGTGCTCAGAACAACACTGCAACTGCAGGTGTGTTTGACCTCGACGTTGACTCCAACGGTCGCTGGTCAGTTGAGAAATTCAAAGGTCTTCTCTTCCAAATCGAGAGAGACATGAATGCGATTGGTCACGAGACTCGTCGTGGGAAGGGCAACATCCTCATCTGCTCTGCTGATGTGGCTTCCGCTCTGTCCATGGCTGGTGTGCTTGACTACACCCCTGCTCTGTCTGGTAACGCTCAGTTGCTGCCCGACGACAACAGCAGCACCCTTGCTGGTACGCTCAACGGTCGTATTAAGGTCTACGTCGATCCTTACTCTGCCAACGTCTCCGACGCTCACTTCTATGTGGCTGGTTACAAAGGTAGCAGTGCTTATGACGCAGGTCTCTTCTACTGCCCTTATGTGCCCCTCCAGATGGTCCGCGCTGTGGGTCCTGATACCTTCCAACCAAAAATTGGATTTAAGACTCGTTACGGAATGGTCGCTAACCCATTCGCTGAAGGTCTTACCCAAGGTCAAGGTGCTCTCACCGCTAACGCTAACCGTTACTACAGACGTGTTAAGGTCACCAACCTCATGTGATCCTGGATGTTGTGGCGCTGGTTGCCCAACATGTCCTTTCAGACCTCCCGCAAGGGGGGTCTTTTTTTGTCTTTGTATAGTTACGTTAAAAAGTAAGGAATCTTAGTTACGATATCAAAACAAACCTAAGTAGTTAAGCAGATTTGAGGTATGAAAATGCACAGTCTAACTTCCAGAAATCAACTCAACGAGTGGAGACACTTTGAAGAAACCATAGAGGAGGAAAGCTTGAATGATTATTATGAATGTCTAATTGAGTGCGATATCCAGAGTCAAACTGCATGTAAAAGGATCTGTAGGGAGTTGCTTGTGTGAGAGTCTCCTCACCGTAAACCTTGTCAGAGCACCCATATGGGTGCTTTTTTGTTAAATACAGGTATACTGTGAGAGTAATATGCCTCGGACTAGGATGCGGAAGGTTGACCTCCTTGCCCAGATATACAAGCTGAAGACGGCACTATATAATGGACACAAGGAAGAGGCAGAGGAGTGGCACGATGGTGCCCACCATGCGCTAAACTGTGTACTTGACCACTTACAGGAGTATAGGGAATGAAGGATCTCGACTTTATCGATGACTTCCTAGATGCCAAAGAGAAAGAGCAAGAGAAGTCTAAGACTATCACCGAAGGTGATGCTAAAGACTGGGAGGATTTCTGGGAAAGGTCTGATGAGAATGGAGGAAATTAAACCATCACATTACATCACCGAAGAAAAATGCAAGGAGATGATCGATGATGCCATACGACAACATAATCGTAACGCTTCAATTATTTCAGTGTTTGTTGGCTGGATTGTTCTTGCACTTTTTGCTGAAGGTTTGCTTCGACTTATTGGAGTGATAGAGCCCGTATTCCCCTGGTTAGATATACACACTTTGCTATAAATACTAGGACAAGATATCCTAGGACACATGGCAACTTGGAATAAGCAAATTGAAAACAGGAATTTCCTGTCGCCTATTGGATTTAGGTTTACCCTTGCCAAGTATCCTAAGGTCGCATACTTTGCACAGTCTGCGAATATCCCACAGATCACATTAGGTATTCAACAGCAACCCACACCTTTCAGAGCACTACCTCTGGAAGGTTTTATGACGTACGATCCTTTTACGTTATCATTCCTTGTAGATGAGGACATGACTAACTATATGATCATGCACAACTGGATTCGTGCTCTGGGCACACCAGATGATACTGCAGAGAGACGTGCCTTCAGAGATAAGATGGTTGCACTCTTTGGCAATGATGACCTGTATGCTGACGCAACGTTGTCTGTGCTCAACAGCAACTTCAAAATGAATTTCAACGTCCAGTTTGAGGGACTGCTTCCTACTGGGTTGAATGCACTAGAATTTAATGCTACAATAGATGGCACAGAGTATGCCATGGCGCAAGTAACATTCCAATACATGCGCTTTGAGATACAAGATACTGTCAACTACACCCGTGATAAGCGACTTACTTAATGAATCTAGACAAAATTGAGGAGATGTGGGCGAAGGACTCTGAAAGATTCTTTGACCACAGGGAGTTACCTGAGCTGTTGGCAAACGACAGTATGGAAACACCTAGACTCCATGCAAAGTATTTGCAATTTATTAATCAATTCAAACTGATGCTATCAGAAGCAGAAGTAAAGCGCAAGGTATTACTGCGTGAGAAGTTTGAATACTATTCTGGCAAAGCACCTGCCTCAGTATATAAAGAAAAACCCTTTGCACTCAAAGTGCTCAAGGGTGACCTTAATGTATACATTGATAGTGACCCAGATCTCACTAGAGCACAGCAAAAAATAGACTATCTCGAAACTTGTATAAATTGTATTGATAGGATACTTAAACAGATCGACAGTCGTGGATTTGCAATTAAGAATACTATCGAAATTGTGAAGTATTATGGAATCAGATGATTACTATCGAAAAGAAAAATGAAGTTTTTCTTAAAGTAGAAGGCGAGCAACACATCCATAAAGAATTAAGCGAGCACTTCCAGTTTGAAGTGCCTGGTGCTAAATTCATGCCACAGTATAGAAAAAAAGTATGGGACGGTAAGATCCGATTGTACTCTCCAGGCACAGGAGAGATCTATGTCGGTCTATACGATTACCTTTTAGAGTATCTTGACCAGAAAGGATACGAGTATGCTATCAAAGATAGTAAATTCTTTGGTCTACCCAATGAGGAGGAAGAGTATGTATCACCAGAATCAGTGGCGTCTTTTGTTAGATCTTTGGGACTGCCATTTAAGATTCGCGACTACCAACTCAAAGCACTTTTCACGGCAATTAAGCAGCGTCGCAAGTTACTACTCTCGCCTACAGGATCTGGAAAATCGCTGATCATTTATGGTCTGGTCCGCTGGCATCTTAAGGCGGAGCGAGAGATCCTAATCATCGTGCCTACAGTCTCTCTAGTCTCGCAGTTGACGCAAGACTTCAAAGACTACGGGTGGAAGGCAGATTCGTATGTCCATCAGATCATGGGTGGACAGGAGAGGTATGTAGAAGCACCTGTCGTCATCTCTACATGGCAGAGTATCTACAAGGAGCCCAAGAAATTCTTTGAAAGATTTGATGTAATCATTGGTGATGAAGCACACCTGTATAAGGCGAAGAGTCTATCAGGTATTCTGAATAAATGTCACGATGCTCGCTATCGTGTGGGTCTGACAGGGACCCTAGATGGTATGTATAGTCATCAGTTGGTGTTGGAGGGTCTATTTGGACGCTGTGATAAGGTAACAACCACTGTCGATCTGATGAAGAAAGGGCAACTGACTCCACTGAAAGTGAAATGTCTTTTGTTGCAGCATGGTCATGTGCCATTCGATTCCTATCAGCAAGAGATGGATTATATAGTATCACATCCCAAGAGAAATAACCTAATTTGTAACCTAGCAGAAGACCTAGGTGGCAATACACTCATCCTATTCAACTACATCGAGAAGCACGGTGACCCTCTGTGGGAGATGCTAAATACTAAGGTGAGCAAAGATCGAAAGATCTTCTTTATTCATGGTGGTGTAGATGCTGTTGAAAGAGAAGAAGCTCGCAAGATATGTGAGCAGGAGAAAGACGCAATCATCCTTGCATCCTACGGCACATTCTCAACAGGTATCAACATTCGCAACCTACATAATGTAATCTTTGCGAGTCCATCGAAATCACGAGTAAGAAACCTCCAGTCCATTGGACGTGTCTTGCGTAAAGGAGACAACAAAGCAGAAGCAGTGTTGTATGACATTGCTGATGATTGCTCCCGAGGTAATAGGCACAATTATACTCTCCGTCACCTCATTGAAAGATTGAAAATCTATGAGGAAGAGAAATTTGATTATGAAATCACTAAGGTAAATTTACGACAATGATTAACTACATCCGTCACGACAATGAATTCTACGGCATCGTCAAGTTAGTATCTGGCGAGGAAGTAATGGGTACAATGATCGCCACGAATGAAGACAACTGCACAATGGTGTATGTATCTGACCCTTTGTCTCCTACACTCACTCCTATAGAGAAACCTGATGGTGAGATGGGACTAGCAGCAGGATTTACTAAGTGGATGCTCTGGTCAGATGAAGAGTTTTACATTATTCAAGAGCCAGATATCATGACCATCGCCCCGATGTCCACCGAGGCAATCATGATGTATAAAATGTGGTGGAGAAAGGACGGTAAGATTCCAGAGGATCTAGATCCAGGTATACCCATGAATGAAAACATGGGTCTCATAGGTAAAGTCTCAGAGATGAGAAAGAAACTAGAGGATCAGTGGAAGAACTCTAAGTAGTATTGTTTCCAACCCTTACATGGTTGAGTATAATTAATATTCTTAGAGTTGTCAAGCTTGACTTCTAGGACACAAACCTTTATAATGCATCTGTGAGCAAAACCAAATATGACTGTAATGCCTCCTAAGAAAAAACAACATTACGTTGACAATAAAAAGTTTCTTGTGGAGATCGTTAAGTACCGAGAAGCAGTTGAGATTGCCAAGATACAAGACAAAGAGAAACCTAGGATTACACATTACCTAGGGGACTGCTTCTTGAAGATTGCTACCCACCTGTCATATAGACCTAATTTTATTAACTACATGTATAAGGAGGACATGATCTCCGATGGTGTAGAGAATTGCGTCCAGTATATCGATAACTTCGATCCTGCCAAGAGCAAGAATCCATTTGCATATTTCACGCAAATCGTTTACTATGCATTCTTGCGACGAATTGCTAAGGAAAAGCGTCAGATGGATATCCGTGATAAACTCATCGAGAAGAATGGTTACGATCAGGTCTTCCACTCAGATGAGAATGACAATCACGCTGATATGAATTCCATCAAGAGTCGCATCGAAACCAACATGCGTAACTAACTTCATGCCAAAGTCCACCCTTGCTACATCGTTGGGATCTAATCCCACGATTGAGAAGGTCATCCCTCCTGACACAGAATGGATCGATGATGCATTCTATATTAAGAAGACCCGCTTTGGTCTCTACACCAGTGTGCTAAAGAATCCTCTAGGGGCAAACTTTCTCACTGGTGCTACCGAGGAAGGTATCCTTAAGATGACTAGATGGCATCTCAAGTGTCTACAAGACGACACTCTCCATCTATATACTAGAATAGTAAACGCTACTGCTGGAGTAAAACTCTAATGACTCAGAAAGACGGACTTGAAGAGCTTCACGACGCCCAACATAGAGACGATCCCTGTAGTGATAGGAATGATCGCGGTTACTACCGCAAAAGACTTCGTGATCTAGAGAATGGTAAGAGGGATGAAACTACTACTGATAACTGATCAGCACTTTGGTGTCAGAAATGACAATCAATTCTTTCAAAAACTTTATAGAAAATTTTATCACGATGTAGTCCTCCCTTACATCGACAGAGAAGGTATCACTCAGGTCTTGTGTCTAGGTGATACCTTTGATCGTCGGAAGTATGTGAATTTTAATTCACTAGAAGCAGCACGAGAGATGTGGTTTGATCCACTTGCTGAGCGAGGCATCCGTATGTCTATGCTCATCGGTAATCATGACATCTATTATAAGAATACTCTCAAGGTAAATGCACCTGAGTTGCTTCTGGGTGACTACAACAACATCGAGATCATCACAGAGCCTACCTCTAAGAAGTTTGGTAAGACAAACTTCCTTCTTCTCCCATGGATCTGTCCTGAAAACCAGGACCATATCATGAAAAAGGTAAAAGCATCTAAGGCACAGGTGTGTCTAGGACACCTTGAGTTGAATGGGTTTGAGGTTATCCCTGGTCTCAAGATGGACCATGGTATTGATCGCTCTCCCTTTGAGAAGTTTGACCTGACATGCTCTGGTCACTATCATATGAAGAGCAAGCAGGGTCCTATTCAGTATCTGGGTAATCCTTATCAACTGTATTGGAATGACTACGGGTTTGACCGTGGGTTTCATGTCCTAAATACAGAGGATTTGTCGATGGAATTCATCACAAATCCATACAACACATTCAATAAAGTCTACTACAGAGATGATATTGACGTTTCTACTTTCCCACAGTTGGAAGGGACATACGTTAAACTCATTGTAGGAGATGATAAGGATCAAGTTAAGTTTGATCGATGTGTAAGGAAACTTCAGCAGGTTGACCTAGCAGACTTGAAGATTGTCGAAGACATGACAGAGGAGTTGGGTGAAATTGATGAAGAGATTGAGGTTGAAGACACTCTTTCTATCCTAGAATCATGCGTCTCGGAGTATAAAAATCACGATGAGATTTTTGGTATCCTAAAATCCCTATACGTGGAAGCGTTGGAGGTCTAATGTTTGTCCTGACTGACAATAAATCAGGTGGAGTATATGCTGTTAGAGATGATGATGCAGTAGAGCGCGTCGTCCAGTTGTTTGTTGACAAGGACGACGCAGAACGTTATTATATGCTACTGAAGGCAGACGAATACCCTCGTGATCTCTCGGTCACAGAGGTAGACGAAGATACTGTCAAAGAAAACTGCAGTCAATATGGGTATCGTTTTACCATTATTGATGCTGATGAATTTGTTATTCCGCCACGTCAAGATTAATGATCGTATTTGAAAAGATTCGTTGGAAGAATTTCCTCAGCACAGGTAATACCTTCACAGAAATGACTCTCAACGGGTCTAAATCACATCTTATTATTGGGTCCAACGGCGCAGGTAAGTCCACTATGCTGGATGCCCTGTGCTTTGTGCTGTTTAACAAACCTTTTCGTAAGATTAGTAAGTCTCAATTGATCAACAGTGTCAATGAGAAAGAGTGTGTCGTAGAGGTTGAGTTTTCTATTGGTAAAGTAAATTACCATGTCATCAGAGGCATCAAACCCAACGTATTTAAGGTCCATAGAAACGGACAACTGCTTGATCAAGATGCTGCCCAGAAGGACTACCAGAAGTATCTTGAGCAGAGTATCCTTAAGTTTAATTATAAGTCATTCACACAGGTTGTTATCCTAGGTAGCAGCACATTTGTGCCTTTCATGCAACTTCCTGCCACACATAGGAGAGAAGTGGTAGAAGACCTGCTGGACATCAAAATCTTTTCCAAGATGAATACTATCCTGAAGGATAGAGTCAAGGATAATAAGGATAATTTTACAGCATGTAAGCACACGCTGGAGATTTGTGAGACAAAATTGAATCACCAACGTGCATCTATCCACAAACTCACTGAGTTGCAGGATGGTGTCATTAAAAGTTTGCACTCAAAGTTTAATAGCAACGAAGATAATATCGTAAGTTTGAATAAGCGTCAGGAAGAAAACAATCACTCGATGAGTGTGCTAGCACAGAGTGTCAGCAACCAGGCTGACGTGCAAGAAAAGTATGATAGTCTCCGTGACATGCGATCTAAGATCGAGCAGAATAAAAACAAGGCAGAGAAAGATTATAAGTTTTATACCAAGCATGATAAGTGTCCGACATGCAGTCAAGACCTAGAAGAAGAGCACAAACATCGTCAAGTTGTGGATGCTGAATCACGTCGTGTCAAGTATAATGAAGGTTACACAAAGATCGATGAGCAGGTCAGTCTTCTCTATGATAAACTGCGTGATCTAAAGGGTTATGGGCAGTCAATTATTGAATTGCAGAGTGATAATATCAATATTGATAAGCAGGTAGCACGACTGCTTAAAGAGAATGAAAACATCATGGCTGAGGTAAACAAAGAGACCCCAGATATTGATGGTGAGAGGGTAAGATTGGACGAATATGAGGCAGAATACTCTGAAAATATAGAGCGTTGTGCTGGTGTCAGTAAAGAGTTTGACAACCTAAAAATTGTATCCACCCTCCTCCGAGACAGTGGTATCAAGAGTAAGGTTATCAGTAAATTTGTGCCTATTTTTAACAATTTAATCAATAAATATCTACAGTGCATGGACTTCTTTATTGGATTCACACTGGACGAAGAATTCAATGAGGTCATCAAGTCTCGTTGCCGTGATGTATTCTCTTATGCATCGTTTTCAGAGGGTGAAAAGCAGAAAATTGACCTATCTTTGCTGTTTTGCTGGCGTGACATTGCCAAGATGAAAAACTCTGCATCGACCAATCTCCTCATCCTTGACGAGGTATTCGATTCTTCTCTTGATACTGCTGCTACAGACGAATTGATGAAGATTCTGAGGGGTATGGACGACAGGACCAACCTATTTGTGATCAGTCACAAGGGTGACATCCTCCTGGACAAGTTTGATACTGTGGTCACCTTTGACAAGGTGGGTGATTTCTCGACCATGAAGCAAGACAGTCTATAAAGTGGCACCCTCCCCCTTTCGGGGACTGTGTGGCTGTGTATAATAGATGCATACACAAAGAAAGCATGACCGTACAAGAAGTCAAAGGCACCCTTGCCAAACTACTCGCCGCTGAAAACCTCACTGTTGAGCACAGAGCAGTCAGCACAGCATCCTTTGATGTGCATCGTCGTGTCCTGACCCTCCCTATCTGGAATGCTAAGGAAATTGTCTTCAATCTGCTGGTTGCACACGAAGTAGGACACGCTCTCTTCACCCCAGACGGTGACCTTCTAGACAAACTTCCTTGCCCTAAATCCTATGTCAATGTGACCGAGGATGCCCGCATTGAGAAGTTGATGAAGCGTAAATTTGCAGGTATTTCTAAGGATTTCTACGGTGGATACAAGCAACTTCATGAGGATGATTTCTTCAGCGTCAAGGAGATCAACCTCAACACACTCAAACTGATCGACCGTATCAATCTCTACTACAAACTGGGTGCAAATGCCCTTATTCCCTTCTCTGCAGCAGAGATTCCTCTCTGTGATGCAGTCGGTGATGCAGAGACTTTTGAGGATGCTATCGCTGCTGCTGTCGCTATCAAAGAGTTTGAAAAAGCAGAGGCAGATCAGCAAAAAATTGACAATATCACTGAAGTAGACAACAATTCTGGTGGTGGTAGCGACGAGCAAGAGGCACAGGATGAGAGACCTTCCTCTCAAGGTGATGAGGGTGATGAGAAAGAAGGTGAAGATGAAGGTCATGACGATGCAGACCTTGATACACCCTCATTTAACCGTGGTGGTGGTGAAGAAGCAATGACTGATGAGTCTCTTGAGGAAGCACTGCAGGACATCGCAAGTCAAAACACTCAGAATGAGACTAGGTATCTTGAGGTCCCTAGTGTTGACCTAGATCACGTCATTATTGACCCTAAAACAGTCAATACTATGTCTGAAACCTACTGGTCTGCATGGATCCAACCTGGATACTCAGACTCCACAGCAGACTTCACTGTTGCAGATCAAAACTACCAGAATTTCAAGAAAGATTGCACCCGTGAGGTGTCCTATCTCCAGAAAGAGTTTGAGATGAGGAAATCTGCAGCATCACATGCTCGCCAATCTATCTCTAAGACTGGTGTGCTTGACACTGCTAAACTCCATCAGTATCTTTACAATGAAGACCTCTTCAGGAAGGTTACAGTCACTCCTGATGGCAAAAATCATGGTCTGATCTTCTTCATTGACTGGTCAGGGTCCATGGCAGAAATTATCCACGATACTTTCAAGCAACTGCTGTCCCTTTGCTTCTTCTGTCGCAAATCAGGCATCCCATTCAGTGTATATGCCTTCGTAAATGATGCTTCATATGCAGAGTTTCGTAACTATGAGGAGGAAGTTGGCGAGGAAAACAACCTATACATTGGTAGTCACTTCCACCTTGTAGAATTCCTCAACAGTGACCTAAACAACAGTCTTTTTGACAAATATGCTAGGAATCTCTTCCGTGTGACTCAGATGTATGAGCAACGCTACGGCAACCGCAATCCATTCCTGACACGTCCAGTGCCTGATGCTATTCCTAGTCACCTTATGCTCGGTGGCACCCCTCTAAACGAGGCAATCATGACTCTCCAGTCACTGATCCCTGCATTCACCGCTAAGCATGGTGTTGAGAAGTGTCACGTCAGTATCCTGTCTGATGGTGAGAGTAACTGGTCTGGATGCTGGGTTAAGTCGTCCTATGATGACAAGATCCACCGCTCTGCAATGCCTCACAACGTCGCTATCCGTTGCCGTAAGACTGGTCGCACCTATGCAACACCAGAGTGGGGCAACTACATGACTGAAACCCTCCTGCGTTACATGAAGGGTCGTTTCCCACAGTGCAACTTCACAGGTTTCCGTCTTGGTAGTGCTCGTGACATTGGTTACATCATCCAAAACTTCAACACCCTTACTCAAAAGGAGAGAAAGACTGCTGCTGATGTATTCAAGAAGTTTAAGTCTACCTCTGCCGCAATGATGGGTTATCAAGAATTGTTTCTAATTCAGAGTAACAAGTTGAATGAAGATGTAGAGTTTGATGTGGAGGAGTCTGCATCCAAAGCACAGATTACTCGTGCCTTCAAGAAAACTCTCAAGGCAAAGTCCAACAACAAGAAGATCCTCGCGTCCTTTATCACACAAATTGCATGAATATCTTTGCAGTAGATGATGATCCTACCCTGGCAGCAACGCAGCTGCCAGACAAGCACATCGTCAAGATGCCACTAGAGTGTTGCCAAATGCTCGCTATTGTATTCAGTAAGTGGTATCTCAATGAGGGTCCTGTCCTGAAGAAGGATGGGACTCCTTATGCTACGGAGAAGGGTGCGTTTCGTAACCATCCTTGCACCAAATGGGTAGCAGAATCTGATGACAATATCCAGTGGTTACTACAGCATGGCATTTCTCTGTGTGAAGAGTATACATATAGATACGGCAAAAGACATTCCTGTCAATCATCACTCGTAGTTGCTGGATTATCGTATCAGCACGGGTGTCCTGACGACCACACTCCATTCGCTCGCGCTATGCCTGACGAGTGGAAGTTTGACGATAGTATCTCTACTATCGAAGCATACCAGCGGTATGTGGCAAGCAAACCATGGGTAGCGACCAACTACCTGCGTGTGCCAGAGCACAAACCGTCCTGGGTGGACTACTACTCGACCGCAACCTGTGTATAATTACTGTATACACAACAAAGAAACACATGACATTCGCACCACACCCTGTGACCACCGATCAAATCGTTGACTACCTTCAAAGCAAGCACGGCGAGCAAGTTGGCACCACAGAATTGCTTGGTGCTGCTGAGCACTTCTCCTGCTCCTTTGCTACTGTCAAGAAGCGTCTCATTGAATACAAAGCAGGTATTGGTAAGTGGAATCTGTCTGTGCAAGAAGTCAAGCAACAACTTGAGACTGTCGTGAAGCAGAGTGAGTCACTCATTCCTGTCAAGGATGTCAACTATGTGCCCTTTGGCAACGCTACAGACCTCAAGAAGATCATCAAGTCTAAGATCTTCTACCCTACATTCATCACTGGTCTCTCTGGTAACGGTAAGACCCTTGGTGTGGAGCAATCCTGTGCTCAACTCGGACGTGAGTTGATCCGCGTAAACATTACTGTTGAAACTGATGAAGACGATCTTATTGGCGGTTTCCGTCTTGTCGATGGCAATACTGTATGGCACAATGGACCAGTTATTGAAGCCCTTGAGCGGGGAGCAGTGCTCCTTCTTGACGAGATCGATCTCGCATCCAACAAAATCCTCTGCCTGCAGTCCATCCTAGAAGGTAAGGGTGTCTTCCTCAAGAAGATTGGTCGCCACGTCACACCTGCCCCTGGTTTCAACGTCTTTGCTACTGCAAATACTAAGGGTAAAGGCAGCGATGACGGTCGTTTTATCGGCACCAACGTGCTCAATGAGGCATTCCTTGAGCGTTTCCCTGTGACCTTTGAGCAAGAGTATCCTGCTCCTGCTATTGAGACTAAGATGCTCAATAACTACTGCACTGAGTTGGATTGCTGTGACGATGACTTCATCAAGAATCTCGTTGCATGGGCAGACATCATCCGTAAGACTTTCAAGGATGGTGGTGTCGATGAGGTGATCTCCACCCGTCGTCTTGTCCACATCATCCGTGCTTACAGCATCTTCTCCGACCGTGTGAAGGCAATCAAGGTCTGCCTCAACCGTTTCGATGATGAGACCAAGCAATCATTCATCGAATTGTATGACAAGATCGATGCTGACGTTGACGTGTCAGTTGACAATCCCCTCAATCTCTGATATCCTTTATAGATAATCTCTGTTTATTATGGCAAACAAGTATAACGAAGAAGAGATCATCAAGGAGTTGAAAGACTACATCTGCGCTACCTATCAACAGCATTACTCTAGTGGTGTTGAAGGTATCCAGACCCTTGATCTCATCAATGCTTGTGGTGACGCTGAAGCATTCTGCAGGAGTAACATCCTAAAGTATGCTTCTCGCTATGACAAGAAAGGCACTGCTAGACGTGACCTCATGAAAGTGCTACACTACGCTGTGTTGCTGATTCATTTCAGTGACGAATCAGCAATCAAAGAAACTTACCCCCAGTAATTATGCAACCTGAAGCAAGACAAACAGTTAAACTGAGCAAGCAAACCATTGAGGTGCTTCGCAATTTCAGTGCAATTAACAAGTCTATTCTTATTGATCCTGGTAAGTTTGTAGAAACGATGTCAGTCAATAAGAATATCATCGCTGCCACGGACATCCGTGAAGGCATCCCTGAGCAGATGGCAATCTATGACCTGCCACTCTTCCTCGGTGCTCTGTCTCTCTTCAAAACGCCCACTCTCTTCTTCCCTGATAACAAGAAGGTTGTGATCTACGATGAGGACACCAAGGGTAAGACTACATTCTACTACAGTGACCCTGAGATCATCGGCAGAGTCCCTGAGTTTAATCCTGATCTCCCTGACCCTGAATTGTTCTTTGACCTGCCACAGCAGGACCTGGAGCAACTGATGCAGGCATCTAAAGTCTATGGTGTGGAAGATCTCTGCATCTATGGATATGAAGGTGAGTATAGTATCTGTGTCAAAGACAAGAAGAATGACACGTCTAATGTCTTCTCCCTACCACTGAAGAAAGTAACCTTCAGTGATCCAGGTAACATGACCAGAGAGCGTATGACATTCTGTTATTGTTTCAAGGTTGAGAATCTCAAACTCCTCCCTGGTAGTTATCATGTAACGCTCTCACGACGTAACATTGCCAACTTCACCAGTCTCTCCAACTCCTCACTCAACTATTTCATCGCGCTAGAGCCTAACCAATGAGTAACAAACTGTTTCTTTGGGTAGAAAAGTATCGTCCTCAGACTATTGAGGACTGCATTCTACCAGGAAGCACCAAGGAAATCTTTCAAGGTTTCCTGGATCAGGGTGAGATCCCCAACCTCCTTCTCTCAGGGTCTGCTGGTGTTGGTAAAACCACCATCGCTAAGGCACTATGTAAGGAGTTGGGTGCAGACTGTCTGATTATCAACGGATCTGACGAAGGTCGTTTCCTCGATACCGTCCGTAATCAGGCAAAGGTATATGCTTCTACAGTCTCGTTGACCTCCACTGCTAAGCACAAGGTCATCATCATCGATGAGGCAGACAACACCACGCCTGACGTGCAGATGTTGCTTCGTGCTTGCATCGAAGAGTTTCAAAAGAATTGTAGATTTATCTTCACTTGTAACTACAAGAATAAGATCATCTCTCCTCTGCACTCACGATGCTCTGTCGTTGACTTCTCTCTCAAAGGTGAGGAGAAGCGAGCATTGGCAGGAGCATTCTTCAACCGTGTGAAAACTATCCTAGATAGTGAAGGCGTCAACTATGAGCCAAAGGTTGTCGCTGAGGTGGTCCAGAAACATTTCCCTGACTTCCGTCGCACACTCAATGAGTTGCAACGGTATTCTTCTTCGGGAAAGATTGATACAGGTATCCTTGGTGTCTCCAATGACATCAACATTACCAACCTCGCTGGATATATTCGTAAGAAAGAGTTTACCAACATGAAGAAGTGGGTGACTCAGAATATGGACAACGAGCCTATTTCTATTATGAGAAAAATCTATGACAACCTCTACACCCATGTCCAACCAAAGTCAATTCCTGAAGCAGTGCTGGTCATCTCTGAGTATCAGTATAAGTCTGCTTTCGTTGTTGACCAAGAGATCAACATGGTGGCATTCCTGACTGAGTTAATGATGAGATGTGAATTCAAATGAATGTAAAACTATTCCGTATGCGGTCTGGCGAAGATGTCGTTGCAGACCTGATCGAAGACACTGAAGATAGTGTCACCTTCTGCAACCCTATTGTCGCTATCCCTAGTGGAGAAGGCAGACTGGGGTTTGCTCCTTGGGCACCACTCCTGAATGGACGTGACGCACCTGTGACTGTCCCCAAAGACTACCTTGTCTTCGGTCCTCTGGACACTCAGGCAGAGGTAGTCAAGCAGTTTGAGTCAATGTTTAGTATCATTGAAACTCCTAGTAAGAAGTTAGTGTTATGATGGAGAAGCGGAGAGCACAAGTTAAGTCTAAATTTTATTACATCTTCTGGGGTGTTGCTACTGTTTCAGTGCTGCTAGGTCAACTCTATGTTGGTAGTGGATACCGTAAGTTGCATTACTCTATGGAAGACCTAATTAATAAGGTTAACGGTGTGCTGATAGAAGCAAAACCAAATCCATATGAGGGCTACATGTGAGGCAAAAATACGATCAACACAACTTCTTTCCCGTCCAGTGTCATGAGTTTCGTTGTGATCAATCTTTAGTTGATACTACTCTAGGTCTTGTAAAAGATCTGGAGTATAAGGCGTACAACGAACCCACTGGTGTTAAAACAAGCGATGACATTCATCGTAATGAGGAATTCAGACCACTCATGTCCTGGTTTCAGGAGTGTGTGGATACCATTCACTTTGATGCTGGTTACGATTGTGATCGTCTGGCAGTCAATAAGTCATGGGCAAATAGATCCCTAGCAAAGTCTGCTCATCATCATGATGCTCATAGGCATCCTATGTCTTACCTGAGTGGTATCTTCTACCTCACTACAGGTGCTCCTACGGTCTTTGTTGACCCTCTATTCCAGAGGGAGTGGGCATCCTTCCACCTAGATGGTAACGTCGCTCAAGAGTTGGCATTCCATGGTGGTCCAGGTGGGTTGATTGTATTTCCTAGTTACATAATCCATGCCAGTCTACCCAATATTGATGATGTTGATAGGTATTCTATTGCCTTCAACACCTATCCTGATGGTGGTATTAATAGTGGTGGGTTTGGTAAACCCATGAGTAAAGTCAAAGTAGAATCCTGGAATGATGATCTTGGACCATTGAAACTGAGTGACTATGCAAGGGACTGAATTACATATGTTTCCTGTCGTGTGCAGGACATATCAACAACCAGATGAGACTCTCAATCAACGTGTGATTGAATCAATGGATGGGTATCCTGCTCAGCAGTCTAACTTTCCTGAAGGTGTCATCACTTCACGTCCTGATCTCCATAAACTTGAGGAGGGTCCTATCACAGAGTTGAGACAATTCTTCTGGGACTGTCTAGCAGAGTATAGGTATGCCTACAAACTCTACTGTGATTCCTTAGAGATCTCTTCTATGTGGTTTAACCATGCACCTGCAGGGAGTGGGTATGGACACCCCTTACACAGACATCCAATGTCCTATATAAGTGCTGTTTACTACCTCACTCCTGGTGCTCCTACCTTCTTTGAGGATCCTGTTACACCTCGCACATCTGACACACTAGATGTCTTCCAAGGTGATATGATGGAGAGGGACTCTGGGATCAATGAAAAACAAATTGCAGAGGAGAATAAACTTATCCTCTTCCCCTCCTGGTTACGACACTACTCAGGTCGTCAACTAGAAAACTATGACCGTTGGACTATTTCATTTAATGTATTCCCTTGTGGTAAAATTAATGTTGGTCCATTTGAAATGCCACAACTACACGTCTCTATACAATGAAGTATTTGAAAACTCCACTCCGTTATCCTGGTGGCAAATCAAGGGTAGCAAAGATGTTGCTTGAGAAATTCCCAAGTGAGATCAATGAATTTCGTGAGCCCTTCGTGGGTGGTGGGAGTGTAGCACTGCTATTCTCTCAGAAGTATCCTGATATTCCTGTATGGATTAATGATAAGTATGTTTACCTCTACAGTTTTTGGAAGATGCTCCAAGAGCGTGGCGATGAGTTATCGGATACTCTCTACAATATCAAAGTCGAAAACAGCACGGAAGAAAAAGCGAAAGAGTTATTCGTATCTGCTAAAGCAGAGATATCCAACGCAGATACTTTTCGCCAAGCTGTGCTCTTTTGGATTCTTAATAAGTGTAGCTATAGCGGGTTGACTGAAAACTCTTCCTTCTCTAAGACTGCATCTAATCAAAACTTCACCACCCGTGGTGCTCATAACCTGAAGAATGTCTCTGAGATTATCCAACGTTGGCGTATCACTAACCTCGATTACGAGGTCGTAATGAATACTGAGGAAGGGTTGAGTAATACATTCATCTTCCTAGATCCTCCATACAAGATCAACACATATCTCTACGGCACTAACGCCGAGATGCATAAGAATTTTAACCACACTCAGTTTGTGGAAGACTGTAAGGTATGTCCTCACAATTGGTTGGTCACATACAACATTGACGATGAGTTGAAAGAAGCATACACTGACTACAATCAGGAAGAGTTTCGTATCACCTATGGTATGAAGCACCGTCCAGATAATAAACTCAAGACTGAATTGTTAGTTACCAACTTCACTGAATCCACTCCTCTGGCATCCCTCTATGAAACAGTATGACATTCCTCTCAAAGATTACCTCAACAGTATCAACCTGAAGCAAGGGGATCTCTCTGAGGATCCTATTGCCATGAAGAAGTATCCAGCATACGTTATCAACAAGTGTTTGATGCACCATCTTGATACATTGATGCACGCAAATGAGATGAATGCGTGCCAGAATTTAGACAGTGACTTACAATATCAATATTTCCTATATAGTGTGAGGAAGTCGAAGAGATTCTCCCCGTGGGACAAGAAGATAAAGGACAGTGATCTTGACCTAGTTAAACAATACTATGGTTACAACACTGAGAAAGCACAAGCGGCGCTAAAGATTCTAACCCAGGACCAACTACAAATTATTGCATCTAAATTGAATACTGGAGGTAAGAAATGAGCGATGAGATCCAATGGTCTCAAGACATGATGCTAGAAGTGACGCTTAAAGAGCCCGACGATTTTCTCAAGGTAAGAGAAACCCTCACCCGTATTGGTGTTGCGTCTAGGAAAGAGCGCAAACTGTATCAGTCTTGTCACATTCTCCACAAACGTGGTAAGTATTACGTCGTACACTTCAAAGAGTTGTTTGCATTGGATGGTAAGCCAACAAACATCACTACGAATGATATCGAGCGTAGAAATCGTATTGCAAAGTTGTTATCAGACTGGGGTCTGATCGACATTGCTCGCGAGGATGAGGTAGCAGCACTTGCACCCCTCAACCAAATCAAAGTCTTGTCCTTCAAGGATAAAGGTGAATGGACTCTTGAGTCCAAATATAATATTGGAAAGAAAAAACAACCTGCAGAGGTATAACTCAACATGGCAGACACTCGTCCTGCTGATGATGAGAAGGATAATAGTAATGAAGACAAGAGTGAAGTACTTGGTAATTTAGTGAAAGTGACGGTCCTTATATGGTCCGCATCCTTACTCACATTTAGCTACGTCCGACTTCCTAACGGACAGAAAATTTTAGATTTCGATCCTACCTTCATAGCCTCAGTCTTTAGCGGCTCGTTAGCTGCCTTTGGTCTCAGTCCAGCGAAGAATGGTGGTGGTGGTAATGGTAGTGCTCCAAAGAAAGCCCCGTCAATCGGTAAACAGGAGGAAAACAATGCAAAAGTTAATTAATGCTATGGCAGTCCTCTCGTTTCTGGGGACCGCATCTATCATCGGTGGTGGCACCTATCTGTATGTGCAGAAGGATGCTATTACTGCACAACTCATGGGTAAGGTGGCAGCAGCAGCGACAGAAGCAATCGCTGGTGCTCTACCTGCTCTGACAGAAGCAGCAATGCCTGAGTTGCCTAAGGCAACTGGAGGTGCATCTCTACCAGGGTTGCCATGAATACCAAAGTAAAGATAGCAGCAGGTGCCGTTGGCGGTCTATTCGCTGTCGCACATATTGGTTTGCTTGGGTATGTAATCCATAGGCCGAAGCAACCTGAGATGCCTCAGGTCCCTACTATTAATATTCCAGCAGGCACTCCTTATTCTTCATATAAGATTGAAGCAGGTAAGGATGGTTATAGTATTGAATACAGGGCAAACGATCCTAAGATTCTTGAGTCACAGAAATCATTAAACCTAGACAAATCTAAGTCTGGTTTCTTTGGTGGTAACAGCTCTGAAGTTAGGTCGGAGTATCGCTCTGATCAATACACCATGGAAGGCACCCGTAATATGGGTGGAGGTGAAATAGGTGAATTGGGAAAGAGCGGAGGTGTAAGCGCCGAGTGTATCGCGGCGGACGCTGGAGCACGATCTCAAGGTGCAATGGCAGGCACAGCAATTAGTGCTGGTCTTGTCGTCCCTGCTGTCGCTGGCATCCCTTACGTTGGATGGTTGGCAGGTGGTTGGGCACTACTCCTAGGACAAAAGATGGGATCTGAAGCAGGATCTCAAGTGGGTTCGGTATTTAATGATTGTTAATTTTTAATTATGAAAAAGTTAGTTGTCCCTGAGACTCCAGATTACCAGAGACTAAAGTCTCTGGTGTTGGGTGAGTTTTTTCCTTGGTATAGGACACAAAATAAGTTAGATTCATTCTACTTCCATAGTCATACTTTCTTACAGAGACCTGAAGTTTTCGGATTCCCAGTAAAAGAATGTCAACACCTGGAGTTATTCCAGGTGGTCTTTACTCAGATCTGTCAACACAATGAGGACATAGGATTCAACTATCTCTTGAGGATGAATGCAAACTCTATTGAGGCACATCCATCCCACCCTAAGATTAGTGAGGTGCATGAAGATCATCCCTTCCCACATAAAAACGTCATCATATATTTGACAGACGCTGGTGGTGCCACCATTGCGGGGGATGATTATTCAGATCCAGTAGAAGATACTGCGTGTCTATTTGAGGGACCACACTGTCACGTTATGCCTGAAGAGGGTCGTCGTGTTGTATTGGTGGTGACCTATGCCTGATATTCCCGACATTGATATCAATATTAGAGACATTGATATTGGGAATGTTAGAATTTCTGAGGTCCGCGATTGGATTGTAAATCCACCAAGAGTAATACCACCCAATGTCCCTATCACAGATCAGATAGGTGTGCCTATTGTAGACATGCCTGGATGTGTAGAGGCACACGAGTCAAAAAATAATTCTAATACTGTAGGTGTAGACGATGAGAATGGACTGGTAACATACTGCGATGCTGGTATGCCAAACTTCAGTCCTCTTGACTACGACACTAACAAGATGGACTTTGAGTATAACGCTCCAGTCCCACCAGTAAAATCTCCTGAGCAACCAGAGGTTGACACACCAGAGATCCCTGCAGGCACTGGTGCAGCGACTGCAAAGGTAGACTGTCCTACAGAGACACAAGCATTAAAAGAACCAGTCGGACACATCAAGGGTGACAAGAAGGTCACTGAGTATCGACTGGTTGGTAAGGAGTGTATACAGGTAACAGATAAACTATCCATTCCTGATCAGGTTATAGGTAATCTTCCTAGTGCTGGTGCTGTTACTGCGACTGCATCGATTGCTGTCGTTGCAACGACTGCTGCACTGCTTTCAAAACCGCTTGCCGATCTAATTCTGAAAGTGGTGAAGCCAACCGTGAAGAAGGTAATGAAGAAGATTGCTGCGATACGGGGGAAGACTGCTCCGATTGAGTCGTCAAAGGAGCGCCGAGATCAGCAGCGGATTCGCTCACACGCGATTCGGAAACTGAAGGGGAAGGAATAGAATGAGTGTGATCCTTTAACACATTCACATTACTTACCTGCACATCTGCACAGATAGAAGCATACTGTGTGCCAGGTGCAAAACGAATACCTTCCTTCAATAAATTCCCACAATTTTTTAGTCTCGCAATCTCAAAGTCGAGACGCTTGTTAGCAGTTAGTTGATTCATCATGTTGATGTTAGCAGCTGCTGCTTCCTTACATTGTTGCTGCAGTTTCTTATCTAATGGTGTTGACCATGTAGCAGAGAAACCTACACCAAGACTGTAGTTATCTTTCTGACCTGTCCTAGTGGGGACATGATATAAAATCGAGCCAGGATTATCTAAAGATCCATCTTCATCTAGATCACGCATATCATATACAGGATCTTGATAGTAAGGCTCGTATGGTTTAGATGCAGACGCTGTGCCTGTCACATACGGGGTGAAATTCATAGTGGGTCCTTGACAACTAATACCATTCCCGTATGTATTAGTGATGTATGGTCCCTGCAAAACCTGAATAGCTTGGTTGGTCACTGAGCCAGAGCTATTCGCGATTGGAGATGCTGTTGCACTGACACCACCAACCGTCTCAGCGTTGACTGGTGCTGCTATAAACAGTGCTATTACTGGGTAAAGATACTTGTGGTATCGGTGACGCTTGTCACCTCGGTTACCCTTTGGATAATTGTTTGCTGTGTCAACCCTGGTCCGCTCAGAGTTTCCGTGAATTGAAACGCTGCGCCAGGTGTTGTTTGTGTAAACGCTGGTTTGTTCGTCGGCGTTGTCCATGAAGAAGTCACTCCATCAATAGTTACATTGTTTGTACCTGTACCAGGATTTAGGTTACCTGAGGCGGTAACTCCTGATCCAGTCACAGAGTATTGATACCCTGTGTTATAGTCCATGCTGTTTATGGTTTCAGTTACCTTACTGGTCGTCTCCGTGTGGCTCGTCATCGACCCCTGGGTGAAGTTTGGGACCACGGGGACCGCCTGGACAGGAGCAAGTATGACACTTGCACCCACCACAGACATCACAGACCAGAAGATCCTCTTTCCAAAATGGGTCATCCTTAACACTCCTAGTCAATGACAGTAATCTCAGAAACGAATTGTCCTGTTGCCGATGTGCCTGCCCCACCAGCCGTCACCGTAAGAGCACCAGTAGTCCCTACAGTACCTGCTAGACTCCCTGCTACACCAGCAGTGTATGAGGTCTGAGTGGAGAAGTTACCCACTGTGCCTACAGTCGGTGCGCTAGTTGAAATAGCATCAGCTTGAGTAAAGGACTGACTGTAGCTGAATGCATTGCCGTTTGTGTGCTGTGTTGCTGCGATAGTGCCAGGTGACATAACACCTGAGGTGATCGTGCCTGTTGAAATAGTGCCAGCAGTATTACCATCAGTAGTATTTACACCACTACCTGAGATCGCGTAAGAGTTGCCAACTCTGGAGACGGTAGACCTTGCTGCATCAACATTCAATTGCACACTAGAAGCATGTTTAGTAACGAGTCCACCTGCTTGGGCGGCACCCGCTGTCATCAATAACATAACGATAGGAAGCAGAGACTTTCTCATTTCCATCGGTTATAAAGTGCTAAGTCTATTTAGCAAGATATGTATAAGTGCGGTAAACCGCATGACATATTTTTCTAAATAACTGTGGTTGCCTTCGGGGACCACACATTACCACTCGCTTTACAAGGAGCTATGGACATTACGAAGTTTACGTCGAAAGACATCGACGCTATTTTTGATGCGTCACAAAGATTTTCAGTAGGTTTTGACGACCTATTTTATCGCCTACATTCCTACGGAGTAGGATCACCAGGCGGTCACTATCCTCCCTACAACATCATCAAGGAATCAAACATTAAGTGGAGGATAGAAGTAGCACTAGCTGGATGGTCACCAGAAGACATTGAGGTAAATACCGAGAGCAATGTCCTGATCATCAAGTCAAAGGCGGCGAAGGCACAGGAGGAAGAGTATGTCCATAGGGGCGTGGCATCTCGGACCTTCGCACGAGGTTTCAATTTGTCAGATGATGTCGAAGTCGGCACAGTCAGTTTCATTAATGGGTTGCTCGTGGTAGAATTGCAGAAGATCATCCCTGATCACCAGAAACTGAAGGTCTATGAAATCCAAAATACTGCACTGGATCAAGGTAGCAGTGACACACCCAGCGACACACGCTAACCTTATGATGGTGGGCACTCTGATTTTGATTGGAGTGCTCCATAACCATGCTCACTTCTCCATGGAGCAAGATGCAGATGCATACGTGAGACAATGGTGTAAGTCTTCAGATCAAAACAAAGCGACCTGCAAAAGTTACAGCAGCGATTATTGATATATACTGGTGTTAGTGACTTACGAAACATGAACGTAACTATCAAGCAGACAGACGGGACCGAGACAACTTTTGAATGTGACGGTGACACATATATTCTTGACGCAGCAGAAGAAGCAGGAGCGGATATGCCATACTCCTGCCGTGCTGGTGCCTGTAGCACTTGTGCAGGCAAGATTGAATCAGGCACAGTGAATCAGGAAGATCAATCATTCCTAGATGATGATCAGATCGCAGCAGGATTCCTACTCACATGTGTATCGTATCCAACATCAGATCTAGTGATCCTAGCGGAGCAAGAAGAGTATCTCTATTGACATATATAATATGCAACTGAAGAGACCACCCTGATGGGGGTCTCTTTTTGTTTGGAGTTGATTTTAATGAACATGTATGTTAATCTGTGTCCAGCATACACAGAGAAGAGCGAAACACTTACTCTAGACGTGCCACCTGATCAGATGGATACGTTTATGCAGTATGTCCACGTCCTTGCGGAAGAGAAAAACATCTCTGCCCGCCGTGCCTTTCAAGACATGGTGCAAGGCACTTACGAACAACTAATGGAAAAAGATTATGAGCGTAAAAATCGCAAGAATGCAAAGCGGCGAGGACGTAATCGCTGACATTAAAGAAGTCAGGGCATCCGAAGACCACACTCTGCCTCTCGCGTATCAGTTTAGTCAACCATATTCAGTGGTGATTGAGCAACCAGCAGACAAGATGTTTGAGTTTCAAGGGGAAGAGTCTGCCCCTGATGAGATGGACCTGACGGATGTCCAGATCAAACTGTATCCATGGTCTCCACTGACTGTAGGTAACAATATTGTATCTGTAATGTCAGTCGTAAGTCTTGGTGACCCTCACGAAAACGTGACCGAAAGTTACAAGGCTATACTTAAGTCACACAAACCTGCTGGTATGAGTGTTTACTTTGATGATGAAGATGCTACTGCAAGAGACCTATGATTAAAGTTTTAATTCTTAAAAACAATCCTGACACTTACCTGATCGGTAAACTGACTGAGATGGATGAGGAGCCGAGTCTCCTGCTAGAGGATTCCCATGTAATTGATGTAGACACCAGTCTACACAGGTATCCCCTACACACTGATCAGTCATTTCTCTTCTTGACATCCACAGATATTATGTCTATACTGGATCCTGCACCCGCAGTGCTGGCAGCATACCAGAAAGCAGTTAATGAGTGATTTTTATACAAGTGTCTGTCTACTGGGCGATGACATTCTCATCCGAGGTTACGAGCACGGAGATCCCGTGCAGTATCGGGAGAAGTCTCGCCCTACTTTGTTTCTAGTGCCTAACGCACAACAGAAGACGAGTAAGTATCGGACACTGGATGGTCGTTATGCTTTCCCTAAACAGTTTGATGGCGCTCGTGAAGCACGAGAGTTTATCAAAACGTATGAGGGCGCATCGGGTCTGGAAGTCCATGGATATGAGCGGTATGTTTATCAACATATTGCTCAAAAGTGGCAGGGTGAAATTGATTATGACATGTCCCAGATGAAGATCTGGACCATTGACATTGAGGTTGCCTGCGAAAATGGATTCCCAGACGTGCAAGCATCTGCTGAGGAGATGCTTTGTATTACGATGAAGAATTTCAATACCAAGGAGACAATCACCTGGGGGACCAGAGAGTTTATTGCTCCAAAGGATGTTGAATACCGTGTCTTCTGGACAGAGCAAGAGATGCTACAGGACTTTCACTCATGGTGGAATCAGAATACCCCTGATATCATTACTGGATGGAATAATAATCTGTATGACATCCCTTACATCTGTCGTCGTATCGAGCGGGTGCTAGGTGAGAAGTGGAAGAAGTCTTTGTCCCCCTGGAATAGGGTCATTGACAGAGAGATCAAGATGATGGGACGCACCAATATAGCGTATGAAATAACTGGTGTAGCGATCCTCGATTATCTCGATCTCTATAAGAAATTCACTTACACTAACCAGGAATCCTATCGCCTAGACCATATCGCTATGGTTGAGTTGGGTGATAAGAAGTTGGACCACTCTGAGTTTGAAAACTTCAAGGATTTCTACACGTCTGACTGGCAACGCTTCGTGGAATACAACATCCATGACGTGAATCTGGTTGACATGCTAGAGGATAAGATGAAGTTGATCGAGTTGGCAGTTACCATGGCGTATGACGCTAAGGTAAACCTTGAGGATGTATATTCTCAGGTCCGTATGTGGGACACCCTGATCTATAATGATCTTAAGGGTCGTAACATTGTGGTGCCACCTCGCCTAACTACTAAGAAGGACGACAAGTATGCGGGAGCATATGTTAAGGAACCGATTCCAGGAAGCTATGATTGGGTGGTCTCTTTTGACCTCAACTCTCTGTATCCTCACCTTATTATGCAGTACAATATCTCCCCCGAGACGCTCATGGATGAGCGACACCCAACGGTTACAGTTGATAAAATACTTAATCAAGAAATAACCTTCGATGGGGATGGTTGTGTGTGTGCTAACGGTGCTCAATACCGTAAGGATACACTTGGATTCCTTCCACAAATGATGCAAAGGATCTACGATGAAAGGACCATTTACAAGAAGAGAATGCTTGCCGCTAAGCAAAATCTCGAAGATGCCACCACACCTGCAGAAACCTTGGCATTACAAAAGGATGTGTCAAAATTCAACAACATCCAAATGGCAAGAAAAATCCAACTCAACAGCGCCTATGGTGCCATCGGAAACCAATACTTCCGATACTACTCTCTGGCAAATGCTGAAGCGATTACTCTATCGGGACAGGTAAGTATCCGATGGATTCAAAACAAAATGAATACTTACCTTAATAAAATCTTGAGGACGACTGATGTTGACTACGTTATTGCTGCTGATACTGATTCCATCTATCTCAATCTGGGTCCTTTTGTTGACAAGGTATTCCAGGGCAGAGAGAAGAGCGATGAGAGTGTTGTTAGGTTCCTTAACAAGGTGTGTGAAGTGGAATTTGAGAAGTATATTGGAGATTCTTATGAAGCGTTGGCGACCTATGTAAACGCCTACGATCAGAAGATGTTTATGAAGCGAGAGAATATCGCTAACCGTGGCATCTGGACAGCAAAGAAGAGATATATCCTCAATGTATTTGATAGTGAGGGTGTCCGTTACAAGACTCCCAAACTTAAGATCAACGGTATCGAAGCAGTCAAGTCTTCTACCCCTGCACCCTGTCGCACTGCCATTAAGGACGCTCTGAAGGTCATCATGAATGGCACAGAGAGTGAGTTGCAACAGTTTATCTCTGACTTCCGTAAGAAGTTTGAGGCGATGCCTGTAGAAGACATCGCATTCCCCCGTGGATGTAACAACGTGGCAAAGAATTCGTCACCTGCTACCATCTATGGCAAGGGATGCCCCATGCATGTGCGAGGAGCACTGCTGTATAACTTCTATATCAAGAAGAGAAAACTCGCACACAAGTATCCCATCATCCAAGAGGGTGAGAAGATTAAATACGTGATGCTGAGGACACCAAACAAGATCAACGAAAACGTGATCTCATTCTTCCAGACTCTCCCAACCGAGTTTGGACTTGACAAAAGCATAGACTATGACCTACAGTTTAAGAAGTCGTTTCTTGACCCTTTGACTGTGATCTTAGACACCATTGGTTGGAAACCCGAAAAAGTAAACACCCTGGAGGCATTGTGGTCGTGAATTTTCTTTCCGATATCGTAAAGGAGATCGATAATGAATACGCTGGTCTGGTTTCAGACGGAGTTGCAGCAGGTGATACCACCTCTTATATCGATACTGGCAGTTATATTTTTAACGCACTGGTATCTGGATCGATCTATGGTGGCATCCCGTCCAATAAGATTACAGCTGTGGCAGGCGAGTCTTCAACTGGTAAGACTTTCTATTGCCTTGGCATTGTCAAGCATTTTCTTGACATGGATCCTGATGCAGGTGTGATCTATTTTGAATCTGAGTCTGCTATCAGCAAGAGCATGATCGAGTCTCGCAAGATTGATTCAAATCGTATGGTCATTGTCCCTGTCACTACAGTGCAGGAGTTTAGGCAGCAGGCAATCAAGATCATTGACAAATACTTAAATCTGCCTGAGGAGTCTCGCCAACCTATGATGTTTGTGTTAGACTCACTAGGAATGCTCTCGACCTCTAAGGAGATTGAGGACACAGAAGCGGGTAAAGAAACCCGTGATATGTCACGGGCACAGGTAGTTAAGTCTATCTTCCGTGTGCTCACCCTTAAACTGGGTAAAGCAAACGTGCCTATGATTGTTACTAACCACACTTACGATGTTATTGGATCTTATGTCCCTACAAAGGAAATGGGTGGAGGCAGTGGACTCAAGTATGCTGCTTCTACAATCATCTATCTCAGCAAAAAGAAAGAGAAGGATGGTAAGGAAGTCATTGGAAACATTATCAAGGCAAAGACTGCTAAGTCGCGTCTGAGCAGAGAGAATGCTGTTGTTGAAACCCGTCTTTACTATGACGAGCGTGGACTTGACCGCTATTTCGGACTACTGGAATTGGGTGAGAAGTATGGAGTCTTCCAACGAGTCGGTAATCGTATCAAGTTTGGCGAGACTTCTGTTTATCCTAAGTCTATTCTTACTGACCCTGAAAAATACTTCACCCCCGACATCATGATGAAACTTGACAAGGCAGCAGAGCAGGAGTTTTCCTATGGATCATAAGGAATGGATTAAGATCTATCCCAAAGCACTTGATCCAAACGTATGCCGCAATGCTATCCTTAAGGCCGATTCTTCTGAGAAGATGATGAGGTGGGATGATGGTGTCCCACAATATAACATCCTCAATGTTTCCTTCCTAGCAGACCAGGGAGACCACGAGTGGAATGCAATCCAACAGCAGATTGTACCCATCATTCAGTGGTCTGCTCATGAGTATATGCGAGCCATGGACTGTGAAAAGTTTTGGGCACAGAAGAATAATCTTGAGCAGATCAAATTGAATAAATACAATGTCGAGACTGGAGATAACTTCGGTCTACACATCGACGTTGGTGATGCAGATTCTGCTAAGAGATTCCTGGCATACAAATTCTTCCTTAACGATGTTGAGGATGGAGGCGAGATGGAATTCCCACAAGTGGGACTGAAGATTAAACCACAGCAAGGTGATGTGGTATTATATCCACCTGGGTGGACGTTTCCCTACTCGGACAACGCTCCTATCAGTAATGACAAGTATGAATTGACCACCTATCTACATTATCAATGAGCCTAAAGATCGAAGAGATTGCACTCAGTAAACTTATCCTTGAGGAAGATTACTGTCGAAAGGTTTTGCCTTTCATTAAGGATGAATACTTCGATATGTTTACTAACCGTCTGTTGTTTCAGACGATTCAGGAATACATCAGTGAGTATGATATCAATCCAGAGCCTAATGCTCTGAAGATTGAGGTTGAGAAAAGGCGTGACATCACGGAGGATACTTACAAGGAGATTGAAACCTTCCTTGATAACCTAGACCGTGACGCTTATAATGATGAATGGTTGATGGAGACCACTGAGAAGTGGTGCAAAGAACGTGCAGTCTACCTTGCTCTCATGGAGTCGGTGCAGATTGCTGATGGACAAGATAAGACTAGGACAAAGGACGCTATCCCCAGCATTATGTCTGAGGCATTGGGCGTCTGTTTTGATGATCATGTAGGTCACGATTACATCTCCGATGCATCAGACCGTTACGACTTTTACCACAGGAAAGAGGAGAAGATTCCCTTTGACATCGACTATTTTAACAAAATCACAAAAGGTGGTCTGCCTAATAAGACTCTCAACATCGCACTTGCTGGCACAGGTGTCGGGAAGTCTCTATTCATGTGCCACTGCGCTAGTGCCAGTCTCCTGCAGGGGAGGAACGTACTCTACATTACACTTGAAATGGCAGAGGAGAAGATTGCTGAGCGAATTGACGCCAACCTTCTGGACATCCCGATCCAACAACTGAGTGATCCGATGTTTACTAAAGAGAGATACATCAAGAAGGTGGAATCTCTCAAGAAGAAAACACAAGGTCGCCTAGTTATTAAAGAGTATCCCACAGCGTCTGCACATGTGGGACACTTTGAAGCACTCTTGAATGAGTTGTCACTCAAGAAAGGTTTCCATCCTGACATCATCTTTGTTGACTACCTTAATATCTGTGCATCCTCACGATACAAAGGGACCTCTGTCAATTCCTATACATATGTTAAGTCTATCGCAGAGGAATTGAGAGGACTCGCTGGAAAGTTGAATGTCCCTGTTGTCTCTGCTACCCAAACTACCCGATCTGGCTATGGAAACTCTGATGTGGATATTACTGATACCAGTGAGTCTTTTGGACTGCCTGCTACTGCTGATCTTATGGTCGCGCTTATATCCACAGAAGAGATGGAGCAACTTGGTCAGATCATGGTCAAGCAACTTAAGAATCGATACAATGATCCCACCTTATTCAAGCGATTCGTTGTAGGGATTGACAGGGCGAAGATGAGGCTGTATGATTGTGACCAGTCCGCACAGGACAACATCATTGATGCTGGTGACATCAGTGAAGACGCATTTACCGACACTAGAAAATCATTTGACGGATTCAAAGTATGAGTGACCCTAACAAGTTTACCAATCAAGGTGAGCCCAATTATGAATTGGAGCAACAGACAGAGAAGATCTCTGGTGATGCCCAAGAGAAAGTTGAAGAGGAGCGTCAGCGTGCTCAAGAAGTCGCAGACTCTACTCCCAAGACTCCTGAGGAGATGCTCAACAATCCTGATGTTGTGGCACCCAAAACCAAGAAGAAAGCAGCAGAGAAGAAAGCTGCTGCCGCTGCAGGTGGTGCTAGGGAAAAGTTTGAAGTAGATCTCGATCGCTATTGTGAGTTTGTAGATCGTGTCACCTCTCCTGCTAGTAAGGACTACGTGTCTTACATCGAGCGACTCCAGGAGTTGCACAAAGCAGGTTGTAACATCGAGCGTCTTGACACTGCTGCAGCAGGTATCTGTGCAGAGGGTGGAGAGTTTATGGAGATCGTTAAGAAGGTTAAATTCCAAGGCAAACCTTGGGACACTGCTAACAAGGAGCACCTGCAGAAAGAGTTGGGTGATATCATGTGGTATGTTGCCAATGCTGCTATGGCACTGGACATGCGACTTGATGAGATCATCTATATCAACACACTGAAACTGGCAGCACGTTACCCTGAGGGTATGTTTGATGTCAACTACAGTGAGAATCGTGCCCCAGGAGATATCTGATGCAGTTTACTCAAGATGATCTTTGGGATCAGATTGCAACCCTTGGTTGGGATGTAAGGAATGATAACATTGCAATTGAGATCGGCGGCACACAGGTATCTGGTATCCAGCAACCTGAAGGATACAATAAGAAGTGGTCATCTCAGAAGGGTGACCGCAAGTATAACAAGGATGCATTCATTGTTATCAAGAATCTTTCACGCAACGACGACACCAAGTCTCAACCTATGGATAGAGAGCACAAACCTCATCATCTAAATAGTGAGTCGAGACCTGTGTCAGATGCCAAAAAAGATTGATTCAGAGCCACTGTATGATGGTGATGGTCCCTCCCCACAAGAACTGAAGATCAATGCTGGATTCCAGTATGAAATGGATCTCATTAAGAAGTTGAGGGAGGACGGATTTAGTGTGGGTGATCCTGCGGGAGCAGACAATGCCAAGGCAGACTTGGAATTGACACCCACCTATAAGAATCAGGTGATTAAGTTTGAGCTAAAAGAGAAGTTGTCTGCCGACTTCGCTCAAATGAATTTTGATTTCGATACCTCGTCAATGCAGTTTACCATTGACAAGAATAAATCGTCTGCTCAGAAAGAAGCAGCAAGGACAATGATTGGTATTGCCGAGTCCTATGGTATTATAAGAGAAGCGAATGCTCATTGGCAACCACAGAAAAATATACCTGCTAAGTTTACGTTGAATAGCAGCGCATCACTTGATCAACGTAAGGCAGCACACAAATTAGATCTCAAAAGATTTCCAGATAAGTTTCTAGCAAAGGGATCAGCAGCAGCACAAGAGGTAGAGAAATACTACAACTCAAAGAAAACATATTACATACAGGTCAAAGGTAAGGGTCTGTTTTATATGGGGAGAGACGTTGAGGGATATGGATGTCCACGATTCTCCAGCTCTGTAAGAGAGAGTAGTATTAGAATTCGTATCAAGACTAACTCCTCATCAAATGCAAGGTGGTCATTCCTGATGGCACTCAAGATCACAGGACTTGGTAAGAGCAGTCATGACCTAGACAAGGATGCCAACTTCCTGCTGAAGCCAGGTTTATAAGTGTCCACTCTGCCCCTGACTCTGCCTCATTCTGACCTATAATAAGACCATGGCAAAAAACACACACCTAGAGCACCTAGAAGACGACATCTTCAACCAAGGATATGCTGGTGCTACCAACGCTGTCAAATTCCTAGAGTCCCTGCGTGACATGCTCACCACAGGTAAGGGTGGTAAGAATACTAAGGTGACTGTAAAGTGGGACGGTGCTCCTGCTATCATCTGCGGCACAGATCCTCAGACAGGAGAGTTTTTCGTTGGCACCAAGTCAGTCTTCAATAAGACTTCTCCTAAGATTTGTTACACCGATGAGTTTATTGACTTCCACTATCCTAATGGTGCAATCGCTGGCATCCTGAAGCAGTGCCTCAAGGAGTTGAAGAAACTTCCTATCAAAGGTGTTGTGCAGGGTGACCTCCTCTATACTAAGAGACCTAACGTCATTGCCATGCGTGGTCAACCATGCTACAACTTCAAACCTAACACCATCACCTATGTGATTCCTAAGCACTCTGAGTTAGGTGCAAAGGTTGCTAAGTCTAAGTTGGGCATTGTATTCCACACCTCCTACAGTGGATCTACCATCGGTGACATGAGTGCTGGTTTTGGTGTCGATGTATCTGGTATGCAGGGTGTCAAAGACGTTGCTGTCTTCTCCTCTACCTTCCAGAATACTAACGGCATTGCAAACCTAAACCCAGGTGAGATCACTAGACTCAACAGCACTATCAGTAAGGCAGAGCGTAGTCTTGTCAAGGGTAAGAAGTTTCTAGATGAGATCCAGAAGGCAGGTGGACCACAGACCTTCTCACCTCCTGCACTCTTCAAGATCTATTTCAACCAAGTCATTCGTGGTGGCAATGTCCCTACTGCAGAAGGCATTGCTGCTGGTTATATCAACTTCGTGACATCAAAATATGACGACGAGATCAAGAAGAAGAAGACTGAGAAGTCTCAGCAAGAATGGCAGCGTCGTAAGGTAGACGCTCTCGCTTACCTAAATAATAATAAGTCTGTAATGATCCATACATTTACTGGATTCAAGGACCTTATCTCTGCAAAAGAGCAGGTGATAAATAAACTTACAAAGATTGAAGGCGTGGGCACTTTCTTGGAAGACGAGAAAGGATACCGTGTCACAAGTCCAGAAGGATTTGTAGCAATTATGGATGGACAAGCAATCAAACTTGTTGATCGTCTAGAGTTTTCACGAGCAAACTTCACCGTCGCAAAAGATTGGGGCAAATGAGATTTATTCAATTTATCAGGGAGGCAGCAGCTGCAGCTAAACCTGCTGCTAAGAAACCTTCTACCTCTAGTAAGGGTCAGTCTCCTGCTGCTCAAGCAAAGATAGATGATAAGCACGTTGCTATCACCTTCGGTAGGTTTAACCCACCTCACGCTGGTCATGGTAAACTCCTTGATGCAGTCAAGGACCATGGTGGTGACTCAGGTAACTATCGTATCTACCCATCTAGATCACAAGATCATAAGAAGAATCCACTGACTGCAAATCAGAAGGTGGAGCACATGCGTAAGATGTTTAAGGGGCATAAGGATGCCATCCAAAACAATGAAGCGCACAGAAATATTTTTGATATCCTTCGTGATCTTCACGATGAAGGACATGAGCATGTAACCATGGTGGTCGGAGACGACCGTGTGAAAGAGTTTGAAACTCTTGCTAACAAATATAATGGTATGCACTATGACTTCAAGTCTATTAACATTAAGTCTGCAGGCGCTCGTGCTACTGATTCTGATGATCCTATCGAGAATCTGTCTGCATCAGCAATGCGTAAACACGCCCAAGGGGGTGACCATGAGTCATTCCACGCTGGGACTGGTGGATACAAGGACTCTAAGAAGCTGATGGGTGATGTCATCACTGGGATGACACCTCCACCTAAAGCGAAGAAGGGTAAGAAGGGTGAGTCTGTCCACGAATCTGTGTGGTCATACGCTCCTAAACTTGACTTCGATGCCTTCCGTGATCACTACATGCTCAACCACATCTACAAGGTGGGTGCAATTGTAGAGCATGATGACAGTGGTATCCGTGGTAAGGTTGCTCACCGTGGCACTAACTACATCATCATGCGTGATGGTTGGGGTGGCGAGCACCGCTGCTGGTTGCAACACATCAGTGAGGTTGCACAACTAGGACCATCAGATCTTAGTCACAAGCAAGAGGTTGCTGCTGATACTACTAAGGATCAAAGCAACTACAGTGCCGATGATGGCAGTGGTAACACCTGGAAAGCAGGGACTGACCGCTACCGTGAAGCACTCCAGGACATGACTCCTGGTCAAAAGACAATTAAATTCACAGATTTCAGAAAATCTGCTGAAACTAAATAGTTACAGCGAAATTCATTTCGGTTTAGAAACATGACGTTAGAAATGCTGGTGTCTGCGGCACTCATGGATTACAATCCTACTGAGCAGGCATATATCCTCAAAGCAATCGAAGAAGATACTCTTCCAGACTCACAGAGACTCCACAGGGGTGTCATGAAAGTGATGGAAGCATTCGATGCTTACGAGCCCACAGTAGAGGGCTATGCAGGATTCAAAGTAGATCGTAACACTGTCTCCAAGAAGAAGGCAGAGTATAAGGATGATCGAAATGTTGGTCGTGTTGTCCAATCAGGTGGTGACTCTATGCTCATCACTGGTAAGAAGGCAGACGGTCGTTACATTGTTGTCGGTAAGAAAGGAGAGAAGTCAGCGAGAGATGCTGCTGACCTCGGCGTGACCACCAAAGAAGAAGTGGTCGGCATTGATATCGATGACCTCCATCAAGAAATGCTTGAAGGTCTCAAGCAAGCACGCAAGAATGTGGGTGCTAGCAAGTGCTGGGACGGATACAAAGCAGCTGGCACTAAGAAGAAGGGTGGCAAAGATGTCCCCAACTGTGTCAAAGAAGAAGACGTGACAGAGCTTTACAAAGGTAAGCACGGACAGTCCGAGAAAGAGTATCAAGACGGTCGCTCACAAGGTGGCAAGATGGTCTCTGGCGATTCTAAAGGGAGTGGTGCAAAATACTCTCACGGCAGAAGAGTTGACGACGGTGGCGCTGGTCCACAACCTGCTGGCGGTTCTAAGAAACCAAAGGCACAAGGTAGAATGGACAAAGGCGGTCGTGCCGAATTGGTAATGCGTAAAGCAAACCTCAAAGCAAAGAATGAGGACTTTATAAATAAACTATCGGACTCAGGTTTGTTTACTGAGGACGAATTACAAAAGATGGGTGAGATGGAATGAAACCAATTGGTCATAAAGAATCATCTCTAAAGACTACCAAGAAAGGTAATGTCACCATCAATCCAAGAAAAGAGGACCTTATGTCTGAACATCTGAGAAGTAGAATCGTGAGTAGCGTAGAAGCACTCAAGGAAGCTGCTAAGAAAAAAGACAAGCACATCAAAGCCGCCAAGGCAGGTAAGCGTTGGCAGGATTCTGACGGCGATGGCAAGTGGTATGAGCCTGGTCAGGATGTCAAGAAAGAAGAATGCGACTCCCCTGCCATGCCAAAGGTAGATAACGTAGCAGACGACGCTGCAAAGAAAGCTGCTAAGGATCGCATGAAGTCGAAGATGATGCAAGCTACTATCGATTTCGATCGAAAGAAGGCAGGCGGGAAGTAATCACATATATAGATCAGTAACCTACGAGGACTGATCTATGTGGGCAATTTTCCTACCATTAGCAAAGAAAACAATTATCGGACTACTCGGTAAAGACGAAGTGCGTCACTTTATCGTGGATGTGCTGCGCTCACTGGTGTCTACAACTGACAACAAGTTGGATGACAAAGCAGTTGACGTAGTAGAGTCACTTCTATTCCAGAAAGAAGAATAGCTATAAATAACTTATAGGAATATAATCTTCATACACGGAGAAACAATGGCTGTATTTGGAAAAATTGATGCCGCAACCTTCGCAAACAATGTAGCGGTCACCAATGGTGACGCCACTGTTACGAAAAACGCTGCGGATACCGTCGCCGTAGGCGACATCTTAGAACTCTCTAGCGTTGCATACATCGTTAAAGAAGTTACTAGCACGACTGCAATCGAATTGCACAAGGCATACGCAGGTAGCACTGCTGCTGCACTCGCTGGCGCTGTCCGTAGGACTGCACCTAAAGCGGTTGCTGAGTATGTGATCAAGGGTGGCGACAGCAACTCATACGATCTCGTATTTGTTGACACCACGGAAATGTCACTCGCTGAGAATAAGTCTCGCGGTATTACAGGTCCTGGTTGGTGGCAGTATCGCACATACACCACTGCTAATGGTGACACCAAGCATAAGGCAGAGTGCTTAGCATTCGTCCATGCTACTGCTGGTGCTGCTGGTGACGACGCTGATGACACCATCGTTGCTGATGTTGCATCTGCTGTAACTGTTACTGCACAACCTGCTGCTTCTACTTCTTCCTCTGGCGCTGGCACATTTACGCTCAGCACTTCTACCACAGGAACACCTGGAGCACTTGCTTATGTCTGGCAACGTCAGACTGCTAACTCTACCAAGAAGTGGACTAACATCACTGCTGGACTTGATACAGGTATCACCTATGCAGACTTCACGACCGCAACTCTTGCTTACAGTGGTCTCGCTGGCGACACTCTGGACGGTTACAAGTATCGCGTCAAGATTACCTCAGCAGGTGGCACCGAAGAAGTGATCACCGATGGCGTAGCAACCGTGACCTTCGGGTCCTGATAACTGACTGTTTTACATAATGCATTTTGATCAACTCAGTGAAAAAAATTATTTAATGTTTGCTATTCAGCATTATGATAACCCACAGTCGGTTACCGTAGATGATTTTATGGAGGACATGAAGAAATTCAAATACCTTAAGAGGTTACTCAAGAGGTATTTGAAAACGGGTGTCCTCCGTGTCAATCTGATACTCAATCATCTTATCATTCTGTTTAATGTGTTTAGTGACGGGACGATCCCGCTACTGATGTATAAATTAGAGAGAGAATATTGGTCCCTGATAAAGACCTTTCTTGTATATCTGAATAGATATCCACAGGTACCTGCTGGATGTCTTGACCTTGTTGATATCGATAACGACGTAAAAGAATTACTAGAAGATCTGTGATGAATGAAGACGCACCCACAATGAGCGCAGGCGATGGTGGTTTCAGCAACACTGCTGATGCAACTGGACCCAATGCTGGTTTCACTCCTCTCCTAGGAGGGTCGAAGAAGAAACCTAAGAAGCGTCGTCGCTATACTATTTCTCAGTCTGAGATGTTAAAGACTGAAGGAGCGCAGAAAGATACCTCATACCTACCATTCCTCATCTCCTATGATGGAGCAGAGCAGTATGTATTGTATAGTAAGTCAGAAGCACAACTGAAGATAGAGCTTCGTAAGATCTATCGACCAGAAAACTTTAAGAAGTTAGATGTGAAACGTCTGTATCCTAATGATGTAATCCAGTTTTACTGGAAGAAACGACAAGCAGCATTGAGATCCGAATAATGGCAGACATTAATTCAGCAATTTTAGAGAGACTAGAGAAGGTAGTTGATTCATTACAGGATAATTCTGTAAAGATGGGTCAACTACTTGCAGTACATAACGAAAAACTATCTACGCAGAGTGAAGTTGACGGTATTCTATTTGAAAAAGTGGACAGACTTCACGCGGATCTAACAAAAGAATGTGACACAATCAAGAAAGGTTGTGAGAGAGACATTCGTTTAGTGGATGATAGACTAAGGATGATGGAGAAAAAGATGTGGACCATCTTCGGTGGTCTCGCTGTGATCTCTTTCCTTGTTAGCGTCCCAGGTCAAGCATTGCTCAGGTCATTGACACCTTCGCAACCATCTGCTATGGTGGATGTAATGGACCGCTCTGCATGGATTACGTCGATGACAAATACATCCGACTTCTCAGCACCAGGCTAGAGAAATACAAACACGTCAAATCAGGACTCTATAACTTCCGCTGCCCTTACTGTGGTGACTCACAGAAGCATAAGAATAAGGCACGGGGGTATTTTTTTCTGAAGAAGACTGAATACATCTTCAAGTGTCACAACTGTGGCATGGGTAGATCGCTGTCTAATTTTCTAAAAGACAATGCGGTTGACCTCCATGCTGAGTTTATCATGGAGAAGTATAAGCAGGGGATGACAGGTAAAGGCAGGCACACACCTGCTCCAGAATACAAAGGTGCTAAGCCAAAGTTTGCTAACAAAGTGACAGATCTCACTCCAATCAGCGAGCTAAATACAACGCACCCCGCCAAGAAGTATCTCCTCGATAGAAGAATCCCAGAAGATCAACTGGGTAGATTCTTCTATGTTGATAAGTTTAAGAGGTGGGTCAACACTCAGCGCCAAACATTTGACAACCTTCAGAATGACAGACCTAGAATTATTATCCCTCTCATTGACAAGGACGGTAATTGGTTTGGCATTCAGGGTAGATCTATGGCGGCAACTTCTACGCTACGATACATCACCGTGATGTTTAAGGATCAACTTAAACTATTCGGACAAGACCAAGTAAACCCAGAGGAAACAGTGTATGTCACAGAAGGACCATTCGACAGTACTTTCATTAAGCAATCTGTTGCTATGTGTGGCAGCGATGTTGACCACCGCACTCTTCCTTATCAACATAGGGTCTGGGTCTTCGACAACGAGCCGAGAAATCGACAGATCGTGCAGCGCATTGATTCGGCAATTGGAAGCGGCGAAGCAGTAGTTATCTGGCCGAAGTCAGTAAAAGAAAAAGATATTAATGACATGGTGTTGGCAGGACTTGACCCCTCTGCTATAATACAGAGCAACACCTTTTCAGGATTAAAAGCAAAGGTACAATTTACAGATTGGAAAAAGGTATGAGCAACACAGTTGTCAAACGCAACGGACAGGTGGAAGAGATCCACCTAAGTAAAATCCATGAAATGGTAGAGCACGCTTGCAGAGGACTTGCTGGTGTGTCAGAGTCAGCAATCGAAATGAATGCTAACCTCCAACTATTTGATGGCATTCAGACATCAGACATCCAAGAGATTCTTGTGCGCTCTGCTAATGATTTGATTACATTGGAGTCACCAAACTATCAGTTTGTAGCAGCACGTCTGCTTCTGTTTGGTCTCCGTAAGCAGGTGTATCATGGACACCCAGACTTGCGTCCTCATATTCAGGAGCATGTGTGGGGATGTATTGAGCGTGGTGTCTATGACAAGACCATTCTCAAAGCATATACTGATGAGGAATGGGATCAGATTGAAACATTCATTGACCACGACCGTGACTATTTGTTTACATATGCTGGTCTAAGGCAGGTTGTTGATAAATATCTCGTGCAGGATCGATCATCTGGCGAGGTGTATGAGACACCCCAGCAGATGTACATCATGATTGCAGCAACTCTCTTCCAAACCTATCCACAAGAGACAAGACTCGATTATGTCAGACGATACTACAACGCGATCTCAAAGCACAGGATCAACATCCCAACCCCCATCATGGCAGGGGTCAGGACCCCTCTACGACAATTTGCTAGCTGTGTTCTTGTTGATGCTGATGACACCCTCGATAGCATTTTTAGCAGTGACATGGCTATTGGTTACTACGTTGCTCAAAGGGCGGGGATTGGCATCAACGCAGGCAGAATCCGTGGCATCAACAGTAAAATCAGAGGCGGAGAGGTTCAACACACAGGTGTTATCCCTTTCCTCAAGAAGTTTGAGAGCACTGTCAGATGCTGTACTCAAAATGGCGTCCGAGGTGGAAGCGCAACTGTCCACTTCCCCATCTGGCACAGAGAGATCGAAGACATCATCGTCCTCAAAAACAACAAAGGCACAGAAGACAACCGAGTAAGGAAACTTGATTACTCCATCCAAATTAGCAAACTATTTTATGAAAGATTCATCGGAAACAGAGAAGTTTCGCTTTTCAGTCCTCATGATGTCCCTGGGTTGTATGACTCTTTCGGCACTGATGAGTTTGACGATCTGTATTGTAGTTACGAGGCAGATCAGTCAGTCCCTAGACTCACCATCCCTGCCCAGCAACTCTTCCTTGATCTACTAAAGGAGAGAGCAGAGACAGGTCGTATTTACATCATGAATATCGACCACTGTAATACTCACTCTTCCTTCAAGGACAAGGTGAATATGAGTAACCTCTGTCAGGAGATCACTCTACCTACTGATCCTATCAATCACATCGATGATCGTGGTGGTGAGATTGCTCTGTGCATTCTCTCTGCTATCAACGTGGGTAAGATTAAGTCCCTAGATGAGATGGAAGACCTCTGTGACCTCTCTGTGAGGGGTCTGGAGGAGTTGATTGACTACCAGGAGTATCCAGTCGCCGCTGCTGAGCGTAGCACCCTTGCACGTCGCTCTCTGGGCATTGGATACATCGGACTAGCACACTACCTTGCTAAGAATGGTGAGCATTACGATGACAAAGGTGCATTGAAACTCGTCCATGAGTTGACTGAAGCATTCCAATACTACCTGCTGAGAGCATCTAATAGACTCGCTCAAGAGCGTGGTCCATGTGAAGCATTCCACCGCACGAAGTATTCTGATGGACTTTTACCAATTGATACATATAAGAAGGACGTGGATGAATTAGTCGCACCTGAATACAAGTATGATTGGGATTCTCTTAGGACATCTATCGACGAATACGGACTCAGGCACAGCACTCTGTCCGCACAGATGCCATCGGAAAGTAGTTCCGTTGTGTCAAACGCAACCAATGGAATCGAGCCGCCTAGAGACTACTTGTCCATTAAGAAATCAAAGAAAGGACCTCTTAAGCAGATTGTCCCACAATTTAATACACTAAAGAATAACTATACTCTCCTATGGGAAATGCAATCCAACAAAGGATACGTTGAGATTGTTGCAGTCATGCAGAAATTCTTTGACCAAGCCATCTCAGGCAACTGGTCTTATAACCCAGAGAAATTTGAAAACAATGAAGTGCCTGTATCCGTTATGGCACAAGACCTACTAATGACCTATAAGTATGGTTGGAAAACTTCTTACTATCAGAATACATACGATGCTAAAAAAGATGTAGACGATCCTGCTCATTCAATTGGATGGGTTGATGAGACTACTTCTAAACTAGACAATCTCTTAGCAGAGATTGATGCAGGCGATGAGTCTGAATGCGATGCCTGCAATGTCTAAGGACATTACTATCACACTCAGCAAGGACTTACAAGAAGAATTTGAGTCCTATCTTGACTGCTGTGAATCCTTAGACTTTGCTCCAAGGATCAATGCATTCCTAAATTATATTCACAACTACGGTACATGCAAAAATCCAAGGACGCCACTATGGGACTGACTGTTTTCAACGACAAGAAAGTAGACACCAAAAAACAACCAATGTTTTTCGGGGCACCCTTGGGGATGCAACGATACGATGAATATAAGTATCCTGACTTCGACAAACTAACACAGACACAACTCGGTTACTTCTGGAGACCTGAAGAGGTATCTCTACAGAAGGACCGTGCCGATTACAAGACACTGAATGAGCAACAAAAACATATCTACACCAGCAACCTCAAGTATCAGATCCTTCTGGACTCTGTGCAAGGGCGTGGTCCTGGCATGGCATTCTCACCTTACTGTAGTCTTCCAGAGTTGGAAGGATGCATGGGAGTCTGGGAATTCATGGAGCAGATTCACTCTCGCTCCTATACCCATATCATCAAGAACGTATACGCAGACCCATCAGAAGTCTTCGATGCGGTATTAGATAACGACAAGATCCTTGACCGTGCTACTGCAGTATGCAAAGCATACAATGACTTCATTGAGGTAGCAACTGAGTGGTCACTCAGTAACATGTGGAAGGAAGGTTGGAAAGACTCTCCCACTGCGACGTGGACGATCAGAGATGTCAAGCGTAAACTTTATTTGGCGATTGCTAATGTTAACATCCTGGAAGGTATACGGTTTTATGTTTCTTTTGCTTGCAGCTTTGCTTTTGGTGAACTTAAACTCATGGAAGGTTCAGCAAAAATTATCTCCCTTATTGCCAGGGATGAATCTCAACATCTCGCATTGACCCAGAAGATCCTCTACAAGTGGAAGAAGGGTGATGATCCTGAGATGCAGCAGATCATTAAGGATGAGGAAGAGACAGTGCGTCAGATGTTCCTTGACGCAGTTGCTCAAGAGAAAGAGTGGGCAAAGTATTTGTTTGAGAATGGTAGCATGATCGGTCTTAACGAGCGTCTGCTTTCTCAATACGTTGAATGGATTGCTAATCGTCGTATGAAAGCAATCGGTCTAGCACCTGCCTTTGATATCCCTGCTAAGAATAATCCACTGCCCTGGACAGAGCACTGGCTAAATAGCAAGGGTCAACAAAATGCCCCTCAGGAAACTGAGATTGAATCCTATGTCGTCGGAGGAATCAAGCAGGATGTTAGTGCGGAAACTTTTAGCGGGTTTAAGCTATAAAATTACAACATGGATACGGATACCCAAGGTGTATCCAGGTACACATCACAATGCCGAGAAGAAATTGGAAGAGACAAGCGAGGTCCCTTTATTCAAACGAGACACAATCGACTGGTATTCCGAAAACCCCGATACATGGTATCAGGGACCACTTATCCTTCTTGAAGAAACTCAAGAAGGACTTAAAGAATACCAAGCCCATTAGCAACACTCCCTACTACCGTCGTAAAAAGAAACGAGATAAGTAGGGGGTTGCATAAATAGAAATGTCATGCTATCATGACAACACGTTCATCCTCCTAGGAGGACGCAAGTAAGTCGCGCAACGGAGCGTTGATCCCATGATTGAATTACTTTTGTATTCGACACTCACCTGCCAACAAGCTGATAGTATCATGCTTAAAATGAAAGCAAATGAGGATCTCTCACCTGCTTTCAAGGTAGAATTGATAGAGACCGTAAAGGAATCTGTCCCTGAGTGCTATTGGGACGCAAACGACTGAAGGAACGGGGATTAAACCACCCTAACTTCAGAGGACTAACTCATGAACACACTCAACTACATCCGTAAGAGGATCCAGAAGGCTGCAGCTCTTCACGACGCACAAATTCATCACACCACATACCGTGGAGTGGAGTATGACACACGTTGTGTGGAAACCAAAGAGTCCCATGGGACTTTCTGCTACCGTGGAAAAACCTACGCCAAGTAGAGCATAAGTAAGAGGGGACCTTCCCCTCTTTTTTATTATTCTTTTTAACTATGAATCACGAGAAAGTAAAACTAATTGCACACAATCTCAAACTCCTAGCAATCTCTCTAGAGGATGCTATCAAAGAAGATCCTGATGCATACAAACCCGTGCCTGAGAAACCATGGTTTCCTCCCAACCAGGCAGAGCGTTTAGGTTATAGATATAGTGACGATGATGATGGTTATGCAGACTGATGAAACTATTAACACTTGATGATTACAAAAAGGCAGGCGATACTTTCTGGGAGAAGTATTGGTATGTTGCCAAAGAATTGGGCGGTGATGCTAAGACCGAAGACATCCTCAAAGTAATGGAGTCTCTGGGTGCTGTTGCACTCAAGTTGAGACTGGAGGAAGATAAGGTTTCCCCGTTTGGATTCAAGAAGGAGACTGAAGAAGATGAAGATTGATACTCAGGGTATGTCATTGCCTGGTAAAGGACCAGCGATTCCACAACGTGAGTATCCCCCTCTTGTTATACCCAAGCGGACAATCTTCACACCACAAGAGCGTATTGAATTGAAAGAAATCATTCATGAGGCACTCGATGAGCGAGAAGGAAGATGAAACCACAGAGTGCAAAAGCGAAGGGTAGAAACTTCCAGAAGTGGGTGAGAGATATGCTCATCGAGCATAGGAATGTCCACCCAGAGGACATTGAGTCTCGCAGCATGGGTGCTGGTGGGGAAGATCTTATCATGGCACGAGATGCTAGGAAGAAGTTTCCCTTCAGCATTGAGTGTAAGAATGTAGAGAAATTAAATGTGTATGATGCTTATGATCAGGCATGTGCTAACTCTGGAGACTACGAACCTATCCTCTTCATGAAAAAGAATAGGAAGCAAGCACTCGTGGTAGTGGATGCCGAATGGTTTATCAAGCATTTCGGGGTTGACACCTGACCCACCGCGCATATATAATTAGCAAGTTAAGGAGCGGAGACCCATCATGGAAGATCAATTTCTTGAGGAGATTGATGAGATTAATTATACAATCGAATTTCTAGTGGATCAACTACACGAAGCCTTAGCAGAAGGAGATCATCTACGAGGACAAGTCCTTGCAGAGAAGATCCGACAACGATCTGAAACTATCAAATGATTCATTCTTTATTTTCTATTCCAATCGCACACTATGAAATTAAAAATTGGAAACAGAATAAAGAAATGATCATGAATGCTCTCCCCACCTTTGGGAGAGAGCATCTAGAATCTAACGGTGAGCAATACACAGACTTCTTTCATCAAGAAGAATGGGAGTTGCCACCTTATGCTGACACGGTGATTGCAATCATCGAGCCATACCTTGCTGAGTTTACTGAGCGTAGACGCATCGAGTTTACTGACATGTGGTGCCAGACATCATACAAAGGTCAGAAGCACGGTCTACACAATCATGGACACAGTGGATGGTCAGCAGTTATGTATGTAGATTTTGATCCGACAGTCCATCAAGCCACGCAATTCATTTCACCTTTCAATAACCCTTGGAGCGGTAGGTTACAGACCTTCGTGCCACCTGTTAATGAAGGGGACATGGTTATTTTTCCAGCAACCATAGCACATGAGGCACTACCCAATGAGTCAGATAAATCACGCACCATCATCTCGTTTAACATCCGAGGTAAGGTTGACAAGGTTAAGCGGACTATGTGGGAAGGTGATCCAATTGTACGTGTGAAAGCATAGGGTCCAGTAGCTCAGTGGAATAGAGCAACTGCCTTCTAAGCAGTCGGTCGATGGTTCGAATCCATCCTGGATCGCTTGCACTTCGGTGCATGTTGGAAAACCAAATAGGAGTCAGTCATGACTGTTAGAGATCGCTTTGCAGATTCAGTGCAAATTCTGAAGGATACTGTCAATGGTAACATTGCCCTTGACACAGAGTATCCACCCCTCTTCCAAGCACTCTGTCGCTTTTACAGTGACAAGAGCGCACGTCACGTCCACTTTTGGGGACTAGATGTGGAGGAGGACTATACGATTCTCATTGATAACATGATTGCGGATGGCGTCTTGGAAATGACCTAAACTTTACCCTGGTCGGGATACTTATGCTTAAAGAAGAAATCGTAATTTATAAAGATCGCGTCTGCACCCCACTTAATGATGAGTGTAATGACTTTATCTGGGGTGACTTTGTTGATGAATCCGTTGTGGCGGGACTTGAAGATTTCTGGCATAAACAAAGCGTCTTGGAGTTTCATGAGGGAATGGTCATGCGACAGGGAGATGTAACAGTTGACAAGAGTTATAAAGACTCTCTCGATCTGCTCATCCCCTATCAATTGTCTTGTCCCGAAGTGCTTAACTACATGAATGCACTTCAAGGCGTGCTCAATCAATACTTGGAGAGGTTTCCATTCTGTGAGACCTCACGCTTCCAAGTAAACGAACCACTGTCTATGCAGTGGTATCCTAAAGGTGGTGGATTCAAGCAGTGGCATACCGAAAGGTCTAATGCCCTGCCTGGAAACACCTACCGACATTTAGTCTTTATGACTTATCTAAATGATGTCCCTGATGGTGGCACTGAATGGTATCACCAACAGAAGTATGTCCCAGCGCAGCGTGGATACACTGTGATCTGGCCAGCAGATTGGACATTCCACCATCGTGGTAGGGTGTCTGATACACAAGAGAAGAAGATCATTACAGGTTGGTTTAGTTTTACCTAAGGAGATACATGGAATCACAGGACGACAAATGGAATAGAGGACTAGACATTTTCATAGAGAGTGTGCTAGAACCTGACCCTAAACTGAGGGCATGTGCTCATTCCCAGAAATGTTACCACGAACTGTTGTGGATTCGTGAGGATGTGCTATCATATTTGAAGACACTCAGACGACCATGAATGATCTAGATCCACAGTCAGTCGCAACGACTAAGACGACTGTGATCCACGAGCGGTTTCCCTATCGCTATGTGCAAAGGGGTTACATTCAACTGAATGGTAAACCTGATTTTCGTTTGCAAAAAGCAAACGAGTATACAAAGAAGTATTCTGACATCTATCTCTTTGATAATGGTGATCAGTTGCTCCTTGCTATTGAAGACTTTGAGTATGCCAAATGGTTAGACCCTGCTGGTGTGCCTTGCTATACACGAGACAGTGTTAAAGCGTCTTCTTAGAGTCTGGAAGTACTCTCTAGGGTCATTCTCTGATGACAAGACAGGACCCTATGATAATTACATTGCAGGTATTCGTACCTGCATTTTTGTATCCTATCTTGTCACCAATTGTTTTATCGTCAGCGGAGTTATCCGTCACTGGAATTATGAAAGCAGAATTGACAGCAGCAACAGAGGCGCTCAAGAAAGCACTGCACAGTGCGATCGATGACCCTAACTTCAACCGTAGTCACCTGAGTGAGCTGTGGCGTCACTACAATGGTCTACAGACCATCACTGAGCAGTGTGCTGAGGACGTGCCACAGATCGAATTCCCTAGCAGTCCGATCTATCTCAACGACAACTACGACTTCCAAAACATCGACACTGGTATCATTGGTGGCGAGGGCAGTGATGGCATTACCTTCAGTGCCTACGGTAACCAAGCAGCACAACCCGTGGACATGGGTGGGGTGATCGGTGGACAGGATGTCATCTCATTTTCCTAAGGGGGCTTGACAAATATTGTAAAGTTATATATAGTTACAAGAAGTAACATACCTTAACAAATGACTGTTACAATCGAAGACGGTGGACGCACCAACATGTATGCCACCGAGCCCAAAATGTACATCGACCCCCAAGTAACTAAAGCCATGCAATCTGACGTTTACGAAACTCATAACGAGTCTGCAGAGAAACTCAACGGACGCCTTGCCATGCTCGGCATCGTCTCTGCCTTCCTGTCCTATGCCTTCACTGGCAAACTCTTCTTCGGAGTATGGTGATATGACTCCTGAAGCAGAACGTTTTAATGGTTGGGCAGCAATGATCGGAATCGTTGCAGCAATGGGCACCTACGCTGCCACAGGGCAGATCATTCCAGGTATTTGGTAATGAGTCTAGAGGTATTTCAGACGATCGTCTTCTGTCTTACTCCTCTTGCTGTCCTGTTACTACTAGCAGACACTGATGAGGATGATGACGGAAGTGATGGAGGAATGATGATTCCTTCTTATGCTCCAACCTCTTGACAACCACGCTAAATACGCTATGATACTCGGGTGCCTCAGGCACCCTTTTCTATTATGGATAGACTAGACATGAGACCACTTGTAATGGTAACAGCAATGCTGCCACTGCTTATGGCATGTACTTCTTCTGCCCCTCAGAAATCTGAAGCAGCAGGACTGAGACCTACAAAAATCTTAGAGACTAAATGGGAGTGTGAAGATTGCTCCCCTGAAGAGAGTAAAGTCGTAGCGTATTTACAGACACCATCAGTAAATATCACAGACAAAAATGCTATTGCTACAATTCTTGGCAACATTAGACAGGAGTCTAATTTCACTGCCAATATATGCGAGGGAGGTGCTAGAGTTTCTTACCACGATTGTCATCGGGGTGGTTATGGCATCATTCAGTGGACCAGCGTAAACCGCTACGTCAACCTCGGCAAATTTGCCACCAAGTTTGAGTGTGATCCCTCCACATTCGACTGCCAACTTCGTTACATGGTTAACGAGAATATATTTCAGCGTCAACTTCCATACTTCCAATCGAATGGACAGAGTATCTCCTACTATATGGCACCTGCCTATCGTTGGTTGGGATGGGGCATCAAAGGTTATCGCGAGGACTATGCTTGGGATTATCTAAATAAACTCAGGTTGGATGCATGAGTCATGTATTGCTTAGAGTTTTACTGGGATGGTAACTGGGTTAAGTTAAAAAACTACTCAAACCTATCCATACACAAGGCTCAATTCCTTCTGCACCTGTGTGAAGCAGGGCAGAAGGCATTCCAAACTAAAAAAGAATTCAGGATGATTGCTCAATGATTGAAGACTGGCGCTATGACGACGGTAAGATGGTAGAAAGACAGATCTGTCTTACCGCTTTCATTCATAAGCAAATCCCCATAAATAGAGAAGTGTATGAGTTCTGTCACTACTATGTGTCGAATGGGTTGCTGAATGTCCCTGCAACTCAGGAAGGATTAGAAGAAGCATTAGCGTCACATGGTGGTGACTTGTATGCTTTTGTTGGTGAGAATCTCTTCAAAGAATTTTCTAAATACCAAGACCTTAATGGACGAAAAGAAACAACTCTCAACAAAGAAAGCAGTAAAGAAACTAATTAAAGGAGCAAAGAAACATCCCGAATGGTATACACCAGAGGAAGTTTTGTATGCTAAACTGATTAAAAAGACACTCAAGAAAAAGTAACATGCGTATTGTGATTGTCGGTGGTGGTACATCTGGTTGGATGACTGCCGCCGCTTTTTGTAAAACTTTCCCTGACTGGGACATCACTATGATCAATGGTGGTGATGCCATCGGTGTAGGTGAAAGCACTACGCCACACATCAATCAATATCTCTCATACATGGGAATCACTGATGAAGTATTCCTCCCTGCAGCACGAGCAACATACAAATCTTCTTCAAGGTTTGATGGTTTCGTTAACGAGGGTGAAGTATTTCATTATCCCAATGGACAAACAGTTAACCAACGTATAAAATTTCAGGAGTGGATGCTCGCTAAGGCATTTCATCCAGAGAATCTGCCACCCTTCTCTCACGTATTCATGCCATTCACAGCAGTGGCAGAGGCAGGGCGACTCCCACTGAATAAAGATATCTTAAATCCATATGACCTCGCCAAAGACAGATCATTCCATATTAACGGAGCAGCCTTCTCCAACTTTCTCAGAGACACCTTCTGCAAAGATCTTAAGGTGGTTGATAGCACAGTTAAGTCTGTTGCTACTAAAGGAAGGAACATCGAGCACGTCGTGGTCACAGGTGGACCATACAAACTCGGGGGAGAAAAGATTTTTGGTGATCTCTTTATCGACTGTAGTGGGCAGCAAGCAGTTGTCGGAGGGGCGCTTAGCAAGTGGAAACCCTACGATTCAATTGTAACTGACAGAGCACTCGTAGTTAAGACTGACTACACTGATCGTGAGACCGAGATGGTCCCCTACACCAACGCCAAAGCAATGACTGCTGGTTGGCAGTGGACTATCCCTACCTATGACTTCCTCAGTAGGGGATATGTATTCTCCTCAAAGTTTCAGAGCGAAGAGGATGCCCGTAAAGAATTCGGATACGATGACGCTCGCCTGATCAAGTTTGAAAACGGCAGGCATGAGAGAGCGTGGACAGGTAACTGTGTGTCCATCGGACTCGCGTTTGGATTCATTGAGCCGCTAGAATCTACAAGTCTCTTCAACACACACCATGGCATCCTTGCTCTCATGGACCTCCTACAGGAGGCACCTCTGCCTGGACAATTCCAGCGTGATCGTTTCAACCATAACCTCACTGAGCATATGGACGGATGGCGTGAGTTTGTAGAGGCACACTACTATTACAGTCGCCGTCGTGACACACCTTTCTGGAGTCATGTCAGCGATGAAGTAGAGTATAATCTCAAGGGCACCACCCATGAAGTCATTCAGTATGTTATGAATGGCAACGAGCCCGTCTCTCATGGAGAGACCCAGGTCCTTTACATCCTTGCAGGATCTGGTTATACTACTGTCAACAAGCGTCTCAATGAATACTTCCAGTATCCAGAGCTTGTTGCTCGTCGCAAGGTCGATGAGTGGGCAATTAGGCACCAACGTGTGCTACAATATGCCGAGACATGTCCACCTATGTCAGTTTTCCTACAGTCCACCTTCGATTATTCTTGACAAGGTGTTGAAAACCATATATAGTATGGACGGTCGTTACACAACGACACACTTGACGCCTCACCAAGACTAAACAGCGTCATTAAATAACAGTCTTTCATACCTGCTGCTGAGGGTGCAACAGGCATACTATACCAGTGTTTCCCTGCACTTATACCTACCCTAAATTTCAATGTCAACTTTATCAAGGCAACAACAAACAACCTCCGCGTGGGATTCGTTCTGCGAGTGGGTTACTTCTACAAATAACCGTCTCTATGTCGGTTGGTTTGGAGTGCTGATGATCCCAACTCTGTTGGCGGCAACCATCTGCTTCGTGATCGCTTTCGTAGCGGCACCTCCCGTCGATATCGACGGCATCCGTGAGCCCGTAGCAGGTTCACTCATGTATGGTAACAACATCATCTCTGGTGCTGTTGTCCCATCCTCCAACGCAATTGGTCTTCACTTCTACCCCATCTGGGAAGCAGCTTCACTCGACGAGTGGTTGTATAACGGTGGTCCTTTCCAATTGGTAATCTTCCACTTCCTGATCGGCATCTTTGCCTATATGGGACGTGAGTGGGAATTGTCTTACCGTCTTGGGATGCGTCCTTGGATCTGTGTTGCATACTCTGCACCTGTTGCAGCAGCATCCGCAGTCTTCCTGGTCTATCCTTTCGGTCAAGGTTCTTTCTCTGA